CGCTTGGCGCAGACCTTCAGCACCGTCACGCGAGCCTGCGTACGGCCAGCCCAGGAGTCGAAGCAAACGTAGGTGTTCATCGTTCCTCTACAGCGCCAGTGCCGAAGACAGCAGCCAGCGCAAGAACACGGGGAGCTTCGCCTGTCGCCATGTCGGGATTCTTACTCGCGCTATAACGCGCCCCCGAACGGCCCCCGTTGGTATTAAAAGGACGTTCCTGCGTGGCTGCTGATCTCATGTTCGTGGTGTTACCTACCGGGGCGCTGTGGCGGTACGGTCGCCGGGATTGCCCACCACTGCTCCTCGGTGAACCACGTCCGCGTGCCGCACAGTGAGCATGTGACGTGCATCAGCGGATCGCTAGACATCTGGCGGTTCGGCCTGAACTCCGGCTCACCGCCTCGGCCACTGTTTGGAATCCAGTAGTGGTCGCACTCCGCCTGCGCTTTCACCGCGTCCTCGGTCAGTTTGAGGGCCGCTTTCATGTTCGGGTCGTTCATGTCGATCATGTTGTTCCTCTCAATTCGCTCGGTTGGCAAATGCGCGAATGTTTGGATCCCCCGCCACGCCAAGGAATAACGCATGCCCAGGATGGGCCAAGGCGGGCGGGCGCATTCTCATGCCGGCTTCCTTCCGATCTGCTCCGTAGCGCGCACGCCAATATGGCGCTTGACGATCACCTGGCGGCCGTCCGTGAGCTGGTAGGCGACGTCGAGCACGAGATGTACGGACCAGCCGCCCGCGGCCCCTCGTACCAACTTGACGGCGTTGATTACACCGCACTGGCTGAATCTCTTGTGGATCTCACGCTCGACCATCAGAAAAGTTCCTCGCTCGCGCGCAGTTCGCCGCGGCCAACGATGAGCTCGAGCCCGCGCAATTCGCCCAGGTACGTGCGCCAGGTCCCGCCGGCCATCGAGATCCCGGTGCGCGCCGACACGTCCTCCTGCGCGACGCCGCGCGGGTAGGCGGCGAGCACGGCGTCGAAGATCGCGCGCTTGCCGCTGCGCCCGAGTCGGCTGCGCCAGTAGTCGATGAGCGCCTGCCCGGTCGGCAGCGGCTCGTAGTTCCCGAGCGCCTTCAGGCCCGCCTGGGTGATACGCACCGGCTCGCCCGGGTCTACGAGATTGTGGCCCCGCAGATCTCCCAAGTAGGTGCGCCAGGTGCCACCCGACTGCGATATGCCAGTAAGGATCGAGAGCTTCGTGTAGGTCAGGCCGTTCTGGTTCTGGGCGAGGGCGATCAGCATGCGGCGCTTCCCGCTGTTGCCGAGCGAGGCGTCGCCGGGGCCTGTAGAAGCCATCTGCAGGGCTTTACGAGGCTGCGGCACCGGAGGATGGTGGCGCTGGACCTGATGCGGAGCTGCGACGACATCGCGCTGACTGTGCGTCAGAGCTGCCTGCACGCGGCTTCGGATGTTCCCGGCGCCCTCGACGAATGCATCCAGAAGGGGGCCGATCTCCCGGAACCGCTGTAGCGCGGAATCCTTACCGAGCATGAAGCCATTCCTGTGTGCATTTTCCACAGCCATCCGATCGGCGCCGGCGGGCGGCTTCGCCGCAAGTTCGCGCTGCAGCGCGGCGATCGTCATCCGCAGGCGCCGCGGGTCGTTCGCTTCGGTCTCCTTGGTTAGTTTGTCGAGCGATCCCTTCATGGTCTCGACGAACGCGCCAACATCGACGCGCTTCGCCTCGGCCGCAACCGCCTTGTGCATGGCCCGGCGGTCAGGGTGGTAACTGCGCTTCTGCGGGATCTTGGTCAGGACGGGGGCGCCGCTTTCCGCCGGCCAGACGAACGCCTCGCCGTTTTCCATCCCTGGCACGGTTTTGGCGACGTTCGCCGCGTTCGTCACGCTGGCGACGTCCATCCACTTGCCGAGATTGAGCAAACTGTTCCTGCCCTTCTGCCGGTGAAGCACGAGCAGGTCGCAAAGATCGAGCACGGCCTTGTTGACCTCCTCGGCCCGCTGATTGATGAGGGTCAGCCCAAGCTGCGCATTACCGCCCATGCGGGCCAGGCGTTCGACGACATCGTAGACCGCACCTTGATCGGGACGTATCCGTTGCGGGACGAACTCCGCAGCTTCCTCGATGAAGACGTGCCGGAGCCCATGCGCTTTGTTCTCGTAGAGCATAGTCTTCACCACGGCTTCCACGATGTCCCGCCACTGGCGTTTCGAGAGCGCGGCATCGTAAAGATCAAAGACGATCGAGATTCCGTCGCGCATTGCCGCGCGCGCGATCTCCGCAGCGGCATGGACGGGCAGCGGAATGTCACCATGCTCGCCGCCTGCGACGACTACTGGATAGCCCTTGCCGGTGCCGGGTACGCGCAGGAACCGCCACATGCCGATCGGGTCGAGCACGGTAATCGGTAGTCCAGCGTCGAGCAGCCGCTCCGCAATGTACGTCCCGGTATAGGTCTTGCCTGAGCCGCGGATGCCAAGTATTGCGTTCCCCTGGCTGGCGTACTGGTCCATGGGAACCGAGATCTTGCCGAGGTCGATGTTCTTCATGCCTATCCCGCGAAGTTTTTTTCCCAGACCTGTGCGATCTTCTCGACCTGCTTGCCGGTCAACTTGGGCGTGTGCTGTCCCTGGTCGGACTGCTCGAGGCAGTTGGCGACGAACTTCTGCTCCCAATCGCTGAGGTCAGCGGTTCCGAGCATGCCCTCGAGCTGCTTCAGCATGGTGCCGACGCTAGGCATAGCGTGCTTGCCCGGTGTCCAGCATGCTGTAGAACTTACTCACGCCGATCTTCAGGTCCTTGCGCGCTTGCTTCATGCTTGGATAGGAGACGCCGCCGATGATTACCGGGCGGGCGCCACGATTGTTGCGTCGTTTCCTGCCCTTGGCCGGGGGAAGCCGAACCTCGCGCCAGCGGTGCGTGCGCACCTGCAGGTCCGGGCTGGACAGCATGCGCTCGTGGGCCTCGCTGAACTTGGTAATCAATGGACCTCCCGCGGGTCAGGCTTCTTGCATGGCATCGTCACCGAGCGCGGATCGTCAGGGCGTCCGGCGGTTGTGACGACGACGGTGGACCCGCAGGCTTCGCACTCGATCATGTAGTACCCGATGCGCTTGGCCGGATAGGGCAGATCCACCTTGCAGCGCGGCCATCCCTCTCTGCACATGCCCTCGGCGATGTCGATGTCTTTTCCGTTCGGGAAGGCGGGATTGGGCGGGCATTGAGGCTCGCGTCCGCTATCGTGCCATTCGATCTTGAAGGCGCTCATGCCTTGCGCTGGCTACGCGCGTCGAGCTGTTCCTCCACCGCGTCCACCGCAGTTTTCTGCGCGGCCCGGAGCGCATCGAGATTGCCGTCCGTGCGCTTTGCCAGGTAGCGGTGGTAAGCCCGCAAGACGGCGCTGCGCAGTTTCTCCGGGACCATGAACCAATGTGCGCGGCACATGAGCCGGTCGTCCGGCACCGGCTCTTCGCAGACCGAGATCGGGCACGGAGACAAGTCAGACTCCTTTCCAGCGAGCACCGCTGCGCACGTTGCTCACGGTTGATACGGCGATTCCTAGCTTCGCCGCCCACCATTTCGTAGAGCGCTTCGATTGCAAAATCTGTTTAGCAATCTGCTCGTTGATCTTTGCGCGCTTACTGCGCCTACCGTTTACCGTTTCGGTAACTGGCTCGAGGTGGTCTGGATTGATGCACATGCGGATCGAACACAGATGATCTGGAACCAGACCTGCAGGAATCTTCCCCTTCTCTCGTTCGTACATGGCACGGGGCGCATAAGTCCGTTTCCCGTTGATGGTTCTGCGCGGGTAGCCTGCTGAGTTTGGATGGCCGCGTGCTATCCAACACGGCGTTTTATAGCCGCAGTCGCGAACGTCGTACTCGTCGAGCGAGAGACGGCGCATCAGCCAGCTTCCTTGACGAGCGTGAAGCCGCTCTTGCCGCCCTTGTGGAAGCGCTCGATCTCGGTGCGCACCGTCGGGCTGCCCGGCATCGGCGCCCCGTTCATCTTGCAACGCTTGATCGTGACGCGCGAGAAGCCAGAATGCGGGACCGAGAGGATCTTCACGTAGCGCACCAACGCCCTCTGATAGTTGTAGTTGTCGCGCCAGATCTGGCCGACCTTGACGATGGTCGTCATGTCGGCCACTTCGTGGCGGTGGCCAACTGCTTGCGCCAGCGCTCGGCGGTCGAGAGGGCGTTCTGGACCTTGTCGTCTGGGCAGCCGTGCGTGGCGGCGATTGCCGCCCACTGACCGATGGCCGCCGGCGCCGCGCGGTCCTGCTGCACTAGCACGAACGTCTCCTGCCCGCGGCGCATCGCGTTGTAGTAGCAGCGGCTCCGCTCGAGCGCGGAGAGCAGCGTGTCGACGATGCCGCGCAGCCGCATGGGCCCGACTACGCCATCGGGCGTGCGGCGAAGCCATTGCGCGTCGTCGATCGCGTCGAGGATGGTCATTTCGACCTTGGCGGCCGCCTCGCGCTGCTCGGCCATGTCGGCCACTACCTTGCTTCCTTCTTCCTGTCCCATCGTGGGTCTCCTTGTCAGTTGCCTAGCTCTGGATCGAGGTCGTTGAGCGCCGGCTTGATGAAGCGAAGGAGTTCGGCGCTGCACTTCTGGCAGAGATCGACGTCGCTCCATGAACTGTATGTATCAGCGTCTTTCTGCATGACGTTGACATTCATCTCCACGACGCCATGCTGTGGCGGGTAGAGCTCCCCGCATCGATCGCACTGCGCCGCCGTGCTCATGCGCTGATTCCCTTGACCGCCCAGAACACGGCCTCCTCGAGCTTGGTGCGGGCGAGCGCCAGGCAGCGCGCGTCGCAGCCCGGGCGCGGCATGTTCGCGTCGAGCAGGCCCTTGTAGAGCTCCGTCGCGTAGCCCTTCAGGTTGGCGACGTGGCGCTTCTCTTCTTCGGAGAGCTCGCGGTACTGCTGACGGAACGGGTCCATTTCGATGGTGGGCATGGCCTACGCTCCTTGCGGCAGGCCGAAGAAGACCGGCGCCGCCACCTTCTCCCGGATGACCGAGAGCACGTCCTCGAAAGCGCGCTCCACAACCTTGTGCGGCCGGTCGAGCTCGAAGGTGAAGGCCACCGTGCCTCCGCCCAGGCGGTAGCGCAGCCTGGCGGCGAACGCATGCTTTTTCTGGTTGAGGCCGGCCCAGACCGGGATCTCGATCGAGAAGCGCTCCGGGACGGTCATCTTGCCGGCTACGGCGCCAACCGCATCGGTGGTCTTCTGCGTGTAGGTGAGCTCGATGTCTCCGCTTTGGGTCCTGATCGCGCCGGAGTAGGACGCTTCCTGCTTCGCCCGGAAGTTGAGGGCCAGTTCGTACATGGCGGCGCCCGGCGGCTGCGTGAAGTCCGGCAGGTTCGCCTCGATGAATTCGCCGAACTGTGCCTGGTCCATCGGCTTGCCGCTCCTCGCGATCCAGGCCGCGTACTCGGGCGAGTGCTTGAGGTCGAAGACGCAGTGATGGTCGCCCCAGCCAGTTGCGTCCTTGTGCCCCATCCCATGGTCGTTCAGGACGGCGATGAACTTGGCCGGGTTCAGCCTCGCGTAGATGACCGAAAAGTCCTTGTCCAAGTGGCGGTCGGCGTACTTGCACAGGCTCTCGACGTCGTAGACGTCGACGATGCCGCTCTTGCGAATGGGCAGGGGCGGCCGTTCGAGGTACTCGACCTTCCATTGCCCGCCGCCAGCGGGGACGATGACGAAATCCCGCCCGTCCTGATGCGGGTTCTTGTGCACTTCGCTGAAGCAGGCCACCATGGCCGCGAGCACGGCCGCGTTGGTGTTCACTTCGAGAATCTGTTCGAGTTCCATTGCGTTGGCTCCTGTGGGTCAGTTGAGGGTTAGGGCTTGACGGCGCCGGTGGCGACCTGCAGGCCGAGACTGTTCTGCCGCTCGCCGGGCTGGCGGCTCGGGTTCTGCTCCGCATCGACGAAGAAGAGCGTCACCTCCGCATCCTGCTTGGGCAACTTGCTCGAGACCTCGGCGGCGAAGACGAGCGGGGCCTCCGTGAGGTTCTCCGCCCCTTTTCTGAGCGGCGCGATGGTGATCTCGAGGTTGATCTTCGCCGGCTTGCCGTGCTCGAGCACCGCGGCGATCGCGTCGTGAATCTGCTGCGAAAGTTCGAGGACCGCCCGACCGTCGCGGATCTCGGTCAGGATGGATGTGGCGCTGCGGATGTTGCTCATCTGCGGTCTCCTTTGAGAAGTTGGCGCGCGCGCCGGCGCTGCTGCTCCGACGGCTGGCGGTAGCCCGGTTGCTGGTGGGGATGGCTGTGCGGCTTGATGCTCGACGGACGGCGCCGAGTAAAGTCCAACTCGATCATGTGCTTCTCGACAGGCGCGATGCCGTTGCCAGCACTGTGGTTTTGCGAGGACAGAACGCGCCGCACTGAGACGACGCGGTTGCGCGCTCGGTAATACTTGGCGACGTTCACGCGACGCGCCGGGTACTGAACACCAGCCGGCGCATGTCGTCGAGATGCGCTTGCATGGCGGCGATCTCCGCAGGCTTCGGCAACTCCTTGATGCCGCCCGGTCGCACACCGACGCGCCAGAGTTCCGTCATCAGCGTCGTGGCGGCCTGGCGATCGAGCTGCAGCGTCGGTACTGGCGCTTTGAGAGCATGCCGCTCGTGGGGCTGCATTTGAAATACGACGGGCGCGCCGACGTGAGTGATCTCTTGGCTGTCTGGCGCGCGGTAGAGCAGGTGCAACGCCACGTAGTTATCGAAATCGCGCACTTCGGCGTACCACGTCAGCCAACTGTGGATGCGCTCGATGTCCTTCAGATAGTCAGGCAGGCTCATGCGACCTTCCCGTTTTCGAGCCAGAACACGTTGGCGTCGTCGATCTTCGGTTTTTCCTTCAGCGTGCCGAAGAGCAAGATGGACTCGTAGCTCTGCGACTCGACGAGCTGGTAGCACCAGTCCAGGAGCTCCCCGCGGCGCCCGATCGAGAGCACGTCGATCCGATCGAGGACGAGCAGCTTCAGCTTCGACGCATGGGCGATGCCCTCGGCAATCATGGCGTCGACGCGCCAGCGCACCGACTCCCCCTGCAGGCCGTAGGGCAGCCCGTTGACGAGGATCTCCATGTCGCCGCGAAGCTGTGGCACCGGCCAGTCGCCCAACTCGGCCGATGCCTTGAGGCGGGTGTTCAGCGGCCCGAGCGTCTCCTCCAGGATCTCGCCCGGGATGCCCTCGGGCGAGAGCACTTCGCGGACGATGGTCCACGCCTTGAACTTGATGTGCGCTTGGCGGGCCTGCTCGGTCGTCTTCTTGGCGGCCTCCACTTCGGCGACAGAGTCCTCGAGCTGGCGTTTCTTCTCGACGAACTCGGCGATCTCCTTGGTGAGGCTATCCGCGCCACCGACGAGATCGGCGAGCTTCTCAGGCGTCGTCGGGTTGTCCAGGGCCTGCTCCATGGCGGAGAGCTGCGAAGCGGCCGCCATGGAATCCTGGAACTGCTGGCGCACGGTCTCGAGGGTCTGCTCGAGGGTCCGCAGGGCGGCGTCGTCCTGCTGCGCCTCGGCCTCCTGGGCGGCGACCTGCGAGGGTTTGTGGGCCTCGACCTCGACGATCTTGCCGCCCTCCTTGACCGCGAGGATGGTCCCGCAGGACGGGCAAGGCTGGCCCGTGAGCCGCGCGGTCGAGAGCTTCGCCTTGGACTGCTCGGCCTTGGCGCGCGCCTTGGGGATGGCTTTCTCGGTCGTTTCCACCTCGCGCTTCAGCTTGGCGAGGTTCGACGCCTTCGCCTTCAGGTTGACGGCCTCGCGGTCGTGGCGCTCCTTGCTCGTGAGGTAGGCTTTTGCGGCGCCGATCTCGCGCTGCATGCCGCTGTGCTCCTCGGTGAGCGTGGCAATCGTCGATGCGATACCGGCGATGCCGTCCTTGTTGATCTCGGCCATGCTGAGCGGGGCCTTCCAGCTCTCGGCCTTTACCTCGCCATAGGTTTCGCCGGTGATGGCCTTCCAGTTCGCCCGCCACTGCTGCTGCTGCTCGATCGCGTACTTTTCGGCCGGCTCGAAGCCGCCGCGCAGCATCGGGATCACGATCTTGATGAGGTCGTCGGCGCAGCCTTTCTTCGCCATGCGTTCCGAGACCGCCTGCACGTTCGCGCGCACGCCGAAGAGATCGAACAGGAACCGCCGGCGCGCGGTGTCGTCCAGGGCGCCGAAGCGCGGCGCGTCCAGGATGTAGGGGAGCTCGGGCGGCGCCGGCGGGCTGCACTCCTGCTTGATGGACGGAAAGATCGCGGTCGCCCGCCCGGTCTTGCCGGCGTGCTGGAACTCGACGATGGACGATCCGGTCTTCGCGCCGCTTCGCAGGAGGGAACCGTAGTCCTTCTTCTGCTTCACGCGCGCGGCCTCTCCGGTGAAGGCGATGCGGATGGCCTCGTGGATCGACGTCTTGCCGACGTTGTTGTCACCGGCGAAGATCGTGATCGGGTGCTTGAGCGCGACATCGATGTCGCGGATCTGCAGAACGTTCTCCATGCGAATGCCGGTGATCTTCATGCTGGTTTCTCGGTGGTGGCGCTGCGGGCAACGCCCACGGCGTACTGGCTGGAGATCTGCTCCATGGCGAACTCGAGCAGTTGGCGCGCCGAGTTCAGGTTGCAGTGCGTGATGATGTGGAGTTCGCTCTTCTCGCCCTCGCCCGTTTCGTAGGCGAGGATGAAAGCGCGCGGCATGTCCTCGCGCAGGCGCGCGACGGCCGTGGCGACGAGGTCCTCAGCCTGCCGGGCCGCTTGCTCGGCGTCGTCGCTCATTCGATGCCCCTGCGCCCGGCGCGCCGCGCTGGCTGCGCGGCCTCGAACTCTGACTTGCGCTCCATCCACTTGCGCCTGGCAGTGTCCTGGTCCTCGGGCGGCAGGTCGTCGATCAGCACCCCGGCTGCCGTCAAGTCCTGCAAGGTCTTCGCGTCCTTGAACGCTTTCAGGACGTCGACCAACTCGAGATCCTCGGTGCGGGCGGGCGGGAGCGGCTCGCCGGGCTCCTCGGCCTGCTGCTCCGCCGCGGCCGCGGGCTGCGCTGGACCACCACCGCGGGCGACGATCGACGCCTCGATCTTCTTCCTGTCGTCCTCCGAAAACCCGCGCGCCAGGTCGCGCGCCGCGTCGAAGTCGCCCTTGTTGACCGCCGCCAAGGCGTCGACCACCGTGAACATGGTTGGCGTTCCAGGGGTGAACTTCGCTGGTTGCTGCGCGGTGGCGGCCGGCTTCTTGGGGTCGTCCTTCTTCGGCGCAGCGGAGCCCTGCGCCTGCAGGTCCTTGGCCGTCGGAGTCACGCCGCCCGTCACGTCGAAGAACTGCTCGACCTTGGCCATGCCGTCGCGAAGCGACACGTAGATGCGGGCGAGGGTGACAAACTCGGTCTCGTTGATCGCTTCGATCTTCTTGCCGAGGCGCGTTTCGACCATCTCTTTCGTGATGCCGTGCTCGTTCAGGAACGCGGCGAGCATGTCGCGCACCCGATCGGAGAGCGGCTTGCCGCTGCCATCCTTGAGGGTCTTTTCGCATTGGTCTACCGCGGAATCCTGAATATCGCCCGGGATCACGCGCAGAATGCAAGCGCGCAACCGGCGCGAGGCTTGGTTTGCCACGAGCTCATACACCTCGCGCGGATCGCTGACCTTCTTGATCGCGCCCTTCGCCTTGAACTCGTGGCGCACGGTGAACTGGATGGAATTCTGCGTATTCGCTTCCTGATCCCACGCGAATGCCTCGACCTCGGATCTATCTTCGTCCTGGGTCAAGATGCGCCAACCGAATTTCAGGTTGCGCCATTGAAGGGCGAGGGTTTCGGCGAGCCTGATCGAAGGGCCGCTTACTTCGGTGCCGCCCTTCGTATAGGCGTAGAGCGCAGATTCGGCGAGCCCGGATCGCTTGCAAGCCTTGATGATGCGGTTATAAGCCTCCTGTTCGTCGCGCGGGAAGCGCTTGGCGATGATGAGCGCCGCCTGGACCTCCTGCACCGCGCGCTCCACATCGGCGGTGACCATTGCGCCGTGGACCGGCTGTGACACGCGCAGGGTATCGATTGAAGTATCGACTTCGTTCATTATGGTTCCTTTGTTCAGTGCATGAAGGTGAGGGGATTCATCGCGAGTCCGCAAAAGCCGCGGCGCTGGCCGTTGTTCTCGGTCTTCTCGTGGTCGAGCCAGCGCCACATCATGCAACCCGAAGTTGCGCACTGCGTCGCTTCGGGAAGGCTGAGGGTCACTTCGCCAGGTGCGCCGGGCGCCATGATCTGCTTCGCCTCGGACTGCAGCGTGCGGTTGAAGGCGGGCGATTGAGCTCCCCCTTGCGGCGTGATGACGATCACGCGCGAGAGCGGGCACCACTTCCTCGAGGCTTCTTCTTCAGTCAGCAGCATCGGACTTCCCCTTGCTGTTAAATGCGATGACGAGATTGGCGAATTCGGAGACCAGGTCTTCGTCGGTGATGGACCTTGGCCTCTCCGAGCACAGCTCGAGAAGGACGCCGGCGGCGTATAGACCCACGCCCACGCCAAGCCCGACGAAAAGGGCGACGAGGTAGAGCAGGTGGTCGCTGCCGACGATCAGCATTCGGGCGGTGGCGGCAAATTCCAAGTGCCGTACTTTTTGTAGATCCGATGGTGCAACGCGAGGTGATATTGGTGCGTGCAGATCAGTAGATTGCGGTTGTCGCTGCGATCGCCGTAAACGTGATGGACGCGCTCAAGACGCTTCAGTGGTCTGCCGAGTACCTTTTCGGCTATAAGGATGTGCTCGTATTGACGCTCTCTGTTCCCGACGTTTACGCGAACGTAGCCGTGGCTTGAGGCTCCCTTCTTGCCGCGCGCGCGAAGAGAATTGCTTTCATGATTGGAGCGAACATCAACTCCCTCATCGTGAAAGGCGCGCAATACGGTTGCCTTTGAGACGCCAAGTTGCTTGCCTATTTGGGTGGATGACAACCCGGCCGCATACATTTCCCGCGCTCTCCCACGGTCGAATCTACGACGCGCTAGGTTTGGCTTTCCCTTCGAGCGCGCGCCTAGAGAAAGCGTGATCCCAGCCTTTTTAGTTATGCGATAGACCGTCATCGGCGACCAGCCAACCTGTCGCGCAATTTGTTCGCACGTCGCGCCGGAGCGGTAAAGCGCACAAACACGATCCTCCAGCGCATCTCTAACCAAGCGTTTGGTCAAGTCAGGATCTCCTAGTCTCGATATGGGCAGTGGTTTTCCCACAGAGGGCAAAAACGGCGGCTACAAAGATGCGATGATGGGTTGGGTGGGAACGTCCCGCTGCGCAGCATTCTCGCGAGGAAGTCGAGCACGCCCGGGGTCTCGCCGGTGCCCACGAGGGCCTGGCGCGTGCCGTGCACTTCGATGGTGGCCACGCTCGCGTGCTTGGCGGTCGAGATCCCGGCGATTTCCGCCGGCGCCGTTATGGGGATACCAGTACCTTTCTCGGCGATCAGTTCGTAAACGGCGAGCTGCGCTTTCTCGGCGTTCACGTTGACGCGCTTCTCGCCCTTCGAGACCCGTGTCTTGCCAGATTTGATGTCGGTGATGCCGTGCCCGATGCCGCCGGCGAAAACCTGTCGCTCGACCGCGCGAATGCGGTCGGTCTTGCCGGTGAGGATGATCGTGACCTGCTGGTCCGGGAAGGAGACCGGGAACTTCTCGAGCTTCGCCTCGACCGCCTTGTAGCGGCGCTTCGAGCCGATGTCCTCGATGTAGTTGATGATGCCCTTGGTGCCGACCTCTTCGGCCTCGGCGCGCGGCATGTCCTCGTCCCAGGCGACTCCGTCATCGGTCGGCTCCTCCGGGTTGCGGTCCAAGTGCAGCGTGTCCACGAACCGGCCTACCGCCTCGTCGTGGGAGACGGGCTTGCCGTCGATCACGGACTGGTCGTAGATCGCGGCGCCGGCGTGGATCGCCGTGCCCAGGTGGGCGATGCCGGCGCTCGGCATGCGGATGCCGAGGAGGTTCTTCGCTTCGTAGCGCATGGCGCAATCGAGGGCGTCCTTGATGCTGGACGCGCGAACGTGCACTTCAAGCCAACCGGGCTGCGGCATCGCGCAAGTCCTCCATGAGAGCTTCGAGAAGGGCTACCGGGTCGCCGGTGTTGCGGTAGACCCCGATGATTCGGTCGGGGTCCTGCATGGCGATGCGCTGGTAGTAGTGCTGGTGGGTGGGTGCGACGTAGACGAGCTTGCCCGCCCGCGGCGGGTAGAAGACGGCGATCGTGCAGTTCAGGGCATTGCGAAACAGGCGCGGCAGGACCCGGTCCCGGTCCCGCTGGCTATTGACTCGAATTCTGAAGACGGCATGCACGAGAAATGCACCATACTCATATCCGACGCATGCGTCAAGAGCATAACGTGAGCAAAATCGGTGAAACGAGGGCTCTTAGGACCGCAGCCGGGCGTGTTTGTGCGGTGCGTCGCCCGGGAGCTCGTGAGCGTGAGCCTCGGCGAGGAGCTGCAGGCGCCGCCTATACTCCTCCCGCATACCCTTGGGCAAGCACTGCCAGGCGAGCGCGACGGCGAGGGCGTCCTTCGGTGGGTTCGTGGCCCGGACGTTTTCGACCTCGGCGAAGATCTCGGTGAGCGTGCAGCCGAGGGCCGCGGCGACGTTGAAGATCGTCTCCGAATCAAACCCTTGCTTGCCGCGCTCGAGACGGGTGATGTTCGCCTGGTCGATCCCAATCTTCTCGGCGAGTTGCACCTGCGTCAGCCCGCGCTCTTTGCGCCGGTGCCGAATGGCGGCCCCCAGCCGGGTCCTGAAGATCTCGTAGGCCATCCCGGGATTCTCTCTAAGGCCGGACTGCAAGCCAAAGGAGGTAGGCGCATAGTTCGCTTGACCGAAAGAATGATCTATACGCATAATCCGGCCAAATCAGCAGAAAAATGCCCAAGACCCCCCTCCGCAAGGCCCGGGAAGTGAGCCGTCTGACCCAGGACGAAGTAGCAGCACGGGCCCGGATCGACCAATCGCACTACGCGCGCATCGAGCTCGGTCGCTGGGGTTGCAGCGCAGAGGTGGCCGCCAAGCTCGCCAGGATCTTCAGGCGCAGGGGACTCAACGAGATGCACGTACTTTTCCCCAGGCGCTACCGCTCCTTCCAGCCGGAGGCATAGACCATGAGCCTCGACCTCAAGACCGTGCAGGTACGACTTCCACGCGACGCCTACGAGGCGCTCGCGATGCTCGCGGACGCGAAGGACCACGACCTTGGCGAGGAGGCGCGCGAGGTGCTGACCGAAGCGCTGCTTGGCAAGGGGCACGCGATCAAGGTACTAGCGGAGCGGTTGGCGCGCGCGGTAGGAAGCGACAAGGTCCGGTAGAGCGCGCAAATCTGCCTAGATGGCCCGCTCTCGCAACATCAAGCCAGGCTTCTTCAGAAACGAGACTCTGGCGGATATCGACCCGCTCGGGCGCATCTTGTTCGCCGGCCTATGGACGATCGCCGACCGTGATGGCCGGCTGCAAGATCGTCCGAAGAGGATAAAGGCGGAGGTCCTCCCATACGACGATTGCGATGCAGATCAGCTACTTACTGATCTGCACAAGCACAAGTTCATTCTCAGATACGAATCAGACGGGCACCAGTACATACAGGTTCTAGCATGGGACAAGCACCAGAATCCTCACGTCAATGAGGTTGCCAGCACCATACCTGCACCAGTCTTAAACAGTGCAGAGCACGAGTCCAGCACTGAAAAAATCGGCGCTAGCCCGGCTGATTCCTTGTTACTGATTCCTGATTCCTCGAGAAAACCTTCTCGTCCGACGCGCAAGCGCGCGGACGTGGCGACCAGCGGCAAGAATCCGAAGCTCGTCTACACCGCGGAGGACGAAGCCCTCGCCAAGAGGATGTTCGAGGCCGTGAAGCTCGTCGCACCATCGGCCAAGGAGCCGAGCTATGCGGCTTGGGCGAACGCGATCCGGCTGATGCGCGAGCACGACGAGCACACCCACGAGCAGATCTGGACCGTGTTCGAGTGGGCGAACCACGACTCCTTCTGGCGCACGAATATCCTCTCGCCCGGCACGTTGCGCGAGAAGTGGACGCAGCTCGAGGCGAAGATGCTCGCCGCGGCGCCGCCCGCCAAGCCCCAGCGCTCGGCCGTGCCGGACCAGTGGTGGAAGTCCGACGAGGGCATGCGCATGAAGGGCGAGGAGCTCAAGATCCCGGCGCCGGCGGCCGGGGCGTCCGAGTGGCTGACGTACCGGGCGCGGGTCCTCGTCGCGGCAGGCGACGGGCCGTGGCTGCCGGACGAGCGCGAGATCACGCTCTACAACGCGGTGCAGCAGGTGCGCAGCCGACAGTCCACCCCCCCGAGGCCCTCGTGATGATCACAGTGACCGAGATCGACGGCCGCAAGGTGCACGTCAACGATGCCGCGATCGCCACCATCACCGAGGCGGGCCCGTCCTCTCAATGGCATGGCGTGCGCTCGATCGTGCACCTGTTCGATGGTCGCGTCATTGAGGCGCGCGAGCCAGCCGACGATCTCAAGCGCTGCATGGTGCCATCGTGAGCGGCCTGCGCGAGCGCCTGGCGCGCGCCATCGCCCCGGAAGCGGTGTCGCTGACCACCGAGTACGTCGAGCGCCTGCGCGCCGCGCACGACGCGCTCAAGCGCCGCAACGCCTACCTCGAGAGCGACAACAAGCAGCTTCTCAGGAGGGTGATGAAGCTCAAGGCGGAGGCGCGCCAGCGATGACCGTGGAGGCCGCCGAATGCGCCCCACCGCCGCCGCGGCGGCCGGTGCTGAGATTTCATGGAGGCAAATTTCGTCTTGCCCCGTGGATCATCAGTTTTTTCGGAGAGCACCGCATATATGTCGAACCGTATTGCGGGGCGGCCTCCGTGCTGATGCGTAAGCCAAAGAGCTTCGCGGAAGTGATTAACGACCTTGATGGAGAGGTCGTAAATATTTTTCGGATCCTCCGCGACCCGGTGCGCGCGCGGCGCCTGGCGGAGCTGTGCTACCTCACGCCGTGGGCGCGGGACGAATTCATGCTCGCCTACGAGCCCTCGGACGACCCGGTCGAGCAGGCGCGGCGCACGATCGCGCGCGGCTACATGGCCTACGGGTCGACGTCCAGGCGTATCGGCCGGTCCGGCTTTCGGGCGAAGGCGTACCGGCGCAACCAGACCGGCGCCCAGGACTGGACCGCCTGGCCGGCGCAGGTCGAGTCCTTCATCGAGCGGCTGCGCGGCGTGACGATCGAGCACCGCCCGGCGCTCGAGGTCATCCTGCAGCAGGATTCCGACGAGACCCTGTTCTACGTTGACCCGCCGTATCCGCAGAGCACGCGCTCGTCGATCCGCTGCGCCGGCGACGTCGAGCGCGCCTACGCCTGCGACATGCTGGACGACGATCACCGTGGCCTGGCCGAAGTGCTCCACTGCGTGAAGGGCATGGTGGTGCTCTCGGGCTACGGCTGCGAGCTCTACGACCTCGAGCTCTACCCGGATTGGCAGCGCCACGAGCGCGAGGCGATGGCCGACGCGGGACAGTGGCGCACCGAAGTCGTGTGGTTGAACAAGGCGGCCGTCGAGGCGATGAAGCGCGGCCGCGCGCAGGCGGAGTTCTTCGATGGATGAGGCCGAGCTTGCCGCCTACGAACTCGTCGGTGCGCTCAGAGCCTACATCAGGAAGCCGAAACTGCTTGTCTCAGGCAACGTTATCGAGTTCTTCGTTCCTTCGGAATCGCCCGACTCGGACCTCGCCCTGATGCTCGGCTCGAGCCGCTACCACGACTGCGAGGTGCTGGTCACGTTGCACATGCTGAAGGACGCCGACGGAGCGAGCCTGCGAAAGAAAGGCCCGACGCCCGAGAAGCCGTACTCGGACCAGGCGCAGATCCTCTACCAGCACGGTTTCTTCAACGCGCCGGCGGTGCAGCGCGCGATCGGCAAGGCCGACGGCAGCAAGGGCTCGACCGGGCAGTCGCCGTGGGGCCTGTCGCTCGCGCGCCAGTTGGGCGGCGAGGGCATGGGCGCGATCTCGCCGCCGGTGGTGCTGGATTGGGCGCAGCGCCACGGCTTGGACGGGATGCTCCCGCGCGAGTACGCGCGCGCCGCTGGTGCTGAAAGCGAAGAATGAGGGCGAAGACCACCTCGAGCCCGCGCAAGCCCTCCGAGCATGAATCGCAGGTTTGCGTCGTGGACTGGTGGAATTGGCAGTGCAAGAAGTGGGATCTCCCGCCGCATGCGCTCTTCGCCATCCCGAACGCGGGCGCCGGCGCGCAGAAGGGTCAGGCCGGGAAGATGAAGGCCGAGGGCGTGCGCCCTGGCGTGCCGGACCTGATGCTCGCCGTGGTCTACGTGGACCGCGGCGCGCTCTGCCCGGGGCTCTTCATCGAGATGAAGCGTAAGCCCAACGTGCCGAGCCCGGAGCAGGCCGAGTTCATCTTTTACCTGCGCACGATGGGCTACCACGTCGTCGTCGCGTGGTGCGCCGAGGAAGCCATCCTCGCCATCAAGGGTTACCTGAACAGCAGGCCAGGCGGGAGGCTGCAGGGTCGTCCGCCACCGCCATGGGCGGCAGCGTGAAGCCCGGCGACATGGTGATGCTGGTGTGGGCGTGCTGCCCCGAGGGCCGCAAACACCTCGGCTGGGTTGGCGAGCTGGAGGCAATAACGCAGTCGCACACGATCTGCGGTGATTGCCGACATAAGGCGAACTGCCTGCACGGCCAGATCACCGTTCAGAACCGCGGCGTTGTACCGCTCTCTTGGTTGCGCAAGGTCGAGCCGCCGTCAGAGGAGCAGTCCATTGATGAGTGCGACGAGGTGACCGCGTGAGCGAGCCGCTCGCCCTCTACGGCGCGCCGCAGGGCTGGCTCAGCGCGATCTATCGCAAGCGTTATGCCTTCCACGTCGTCGTGGCCGAGCAGCGCTACTTCCGCCGCGACTTCATGGACTGGCTCATCACGAACTGGCACGTGTGGGTCGCCTTCGAGTTCGAGGCCGACCGGATCTGGAACATGGGCCGGCGCCATTACAGCGCCAGGACGATCTACGAGTACCTGCGCCACGAGACCGTCGTCAAGGAAGGTCCCAACGAGTACGAGTTCAAGTTGAACAACAACGTCGTGCCGGATTTGTCGCGGCTCTACATCCTGATGCACCCGGACCGCGATGGGTTCTTCGAGCGCCGCGTCAATCCGCTTTCCGTGAGGGCCGCATGAAATGAGCACAGTCTTCGTCGTCGTCGATCTTGAAGCCACCAGCCGCGAGCCAGCCGACGCGCACATCGTCGAATGGGCTGCCGTGCGCATCGAGCCAGAGTGGTTCGGGACCGGCAGGCGGATGGAGTGCCACGGCGGGCTCGTGCGGCCGCCGATCCAGATCCCGCCCGAAACCTCGGCCATACACCAGATCACCGACAGCGACGTCGCCGAGGCGCCTCACTGGCACGAGGAGGGCTTCAAGCTCTTCGATCTGCTTGCGCCCGAGGGCGTGATCGCGGTCGCGCATAACGCCGCCTACGAGAAGACGCTGCTCGAGCGCGAGCTGCCGCAGCTGCCGGGCCTGCGCTGGCTGTGCACGTACAAGGCGGCGCTTCGCGTGTGGCCGGAGGCCCCGGCGCACAACAACGAGACGCTCCGGTACTACCTGGGCTACGGCACAGGGCGCAAGTGCCACCAGGCCCCGCACAGCGCGCTGCACGACGCGCAGGTGACCACGCAGATCCTCAACGACCTGCTGCTCCACGTGAAGGTGAGCGTGGAGGACATGCTCAAGTGGACCACCGAGCCCGCCATGCTGCCGCGCTGCCCTATTGGCGAGTGGCGCGGCAAGCCGTGGGCCGAGGTGGACGAGGGTTTTCTGCTCTGGATCCTCCGCAAGATCTACGACCGCGAGGACGTGCGCTTTTGCGCCAAGGCGGAGCTCGACCGCCGTGAGCAGGAACGACAAGAGGTGGCGCGGGCGCCGGCAGCTGACGGCGAGGTGCCGTTCTGATGGAGCGCCCGCGCTTCCTGCTCAGAGCGGAAGAGATCGAACAGAACCGCGAACTGTCCGCGCTGTGCGGTTCGTGCAGCCACGCCGGCGACAAGAAGCCCGAGAAGCAGGTCGCCTACTGCCTCGTCCACAGGATCATGGTGCCCACCACGCGGCCCGTGCTTTGCAAGGAGTTCGAGAAGAAATGAAGCAGATCCCGGCGCTCTTCATCCCGCCCAACGAGCGCGGCCTCGATCTCCTCGGGCGCCTCGAGGCCCTGGCTCGCAGGTTCCCGGACATGATCTACGGCGAGGCGGCCGCCGAGATCCGGCGCCAGCGCGCGCTCCTTCGCAACGCGCCGCGGCCGCGCACGCGCGGGACGTCGAGGAATCGCGGTGCCAAGCGCGTATGAAGGCGAACGTGCGGCCGGATAAGGGCGTGCGCAACCAGGAGCGCGAGGATGCCCGCTACAACGCCCTGCGTTGCATGGGCGTGTCGGCGCTCGATGCGCGAGTCATCGCCAGGTTCCTTGAGTACCGCGTGGTCTGCCACGAGATTCTCGGCGGCGACACGAAGCTCATCATCGACGAGGTAGCGAGTGCCGATAAAGCGTGAGAACGCCCACCGCTACCCGAAGGACTGGCCGCAGATCCGCGCGCGCATCCTCGGGCGCGCCGGCAATCGCTGCGAGGGCTCGCCCAAGTTTCCCGATTGCCGTGTGCCGAACGGCTGGTTGCGCAACAACGTGACCGGCGAACTGACCGACGACGGGCTGCTGGCCGAGTCATGGGCTCTTGCTGATGATGACTCCGTGACGCTGATCGTGCTGACCATCGGCCACTTGGACCACACGCCGGAGAACTGTGCGGACGAGAACTTGCGCGCGTGGTGCCAGCGCTGCCACCTCAACTATGACGCCAAGCACCACGCCACGACGGCCTACGGCACGCGGCGCCTCGGCAAGGCGATCGCGGACCTCTTCCGCTGATGGACCTCCTGATCCCGCCTGGCCTCTCGTTCTGGATGGCCCTTCAACGCGGCCTGGTCGAGCCGCTCGAGGCGCCGGCGTACCTCGTGTGGGTGCGCACGCTACCGTGCTGCATCTGCGGGCGTGGCGGTGGCGTGGACGCCCACCACCTCATTGGCGGCGGGTTGAAGGGGACCGGCACTCGGACGCCTGACTTCCTCGCCCTGCCGTTATGCAGGCCGGACCACATGGAGCTGCACCGCGGCCACGTCACCTGGGAGACCAATCACGGTCTGCAAATGGAGTTCGCGGCCCGGACCATGCTGGAGGCGGTGTACCGCGGCGAGCTGGTGTTGCGCTAGACCTCCCTGAACGGTGCTCCGCAGTACGGGCACACGCCCAACTCCCTGTAGGCCCCCTCGATTCTCTTGATGGCCGCATGAACATTTTGACGATTGGTTTGGTGGAGGCGTATGACCGACGGGACGGACGCTCCCTCGCACATCACCTTGCGGGCCGCGTTGAAGCCCTTGTTTCGCGCGGTGATGCCGAGGCGCTGCGCGGCGAGCGTGAAGACCGCCTGGTCCATCAGCCCGCGCCGGCGGTTGGTCATGGGACCTCCTCGGCTGTCGCCAAGTTGACCAGGAACGGGGGCGCGAGGCCAGCGACCTCGGATGCTGGCACGAGGAACTTGCGCCGCTGTGCATGGCGGGCATGCGTGCCGCCGCGCGTGGCGTAGACAAAGACCTTCCCCTGCGGCACGCCAGGGTGCCAGGCGCCGTAGCTGGCGATCGCCATCCAGGGGGCGAGCCCGGCGGGCATCAGAGCATCCCTTGCTCGTGAAGAGCTTTGAGCAACTGCACCTGCGACTTCACCGCGACGCAGATCAGCGCGCGCGGCGCGTTGTTGAACACGTTGCTGTTCGTGCCGTCGTCATTCATCAGTTCCTCGATGGGATTGCCGCCGGTGTTTACGATCATCGCGCGGTACGGCTCCATCCACGCAGGCATGGTCCAACGTTTCATGGGTGGCCCTTTTCAGTTTGGTTTGATGAGACGGGCTGCGTGTGTGGCGTAGACCGCGACCGCCTTCCAGTACGCGGCCATCGGTGCCTTGTGGGTGCGCCAGCACTTCTCGGCGCGCGCCCGCGCGTCGGCGGCGATGTCTTTGCAAAGCAGCCGGATCGCGTGCTGTGCTTCGGGCGATAGTTGCCGGATCATCTGCGCCGCCGGCAGGTTGACCAGCGGGTTACGGACTTCCGGCCGCGAGCTGCGCGTCATGCCAGGAAGGGCGAGACCACGATCACGTACTCGCGGTCCTCGATGAACACGGTACGGAATGCGCCGCCGTCGTTCTGGAGCGCGCAGATCCCGAGCCACTCGGACTCGAATGTCGGATCGGCGACGACTTGCTCGCCGTTGTCGGCTGTCTTCACCTGGTACGCCTCGACGTGGAACGGTTGACCGTTCAACCCCATGCTGGCGAGCAGCCGCGCGCGCGGGTTGTCGTTGTCGCCCGATGGTTCCCAGGCGTGGTCGGGGATTTGAATGCTGGTAAACTCCATGTGCTTGCTCCTTCTTCGTCAGTTGGGGATAGCCGGGGAGGGCGGGGCCGCGAGGTCCCGCCTGAACCGTCAGCTCATCCGCGCCCTTCAGCTTCGAGCACCGCGAGCGCGTCGTTTACCTGCTGCGCGGATAGCGTCCAAGGCTCGAGCTGCTTGAGTTGCGCGATGACGCGCCACTTGAACGGCATGTACCACGCCAGCGCCTTCGCATCGGTGTGCAGGTCGGCGAGGATGGCGAGCGCGAGTTGCGCCGGGCCGCTGCCGCCATAGCCCCAGGCGAAGCCCGTGGGGCTGTGGTTGCGCAGGTCCAAGCGGAGCGCGAGCGGCGCGCGGCGAGTCTTCTCCACCACGTACACGTTGAGGTCTGTGTCGCCTTCGTAGGATTTCATGCCGCTCTCCTTTGGCGCTTCGCGACCAGTTCGCGCAGCGTGATGGGCGTCCAGTAGAGGTCCACGTTCATCGTGCGAATCTCGCACAGCTCCTTGATGCTGATGTATCCGAGTTCCGCGTTCTGCGGATCGCCCAGGTCCACGTACCCGAATGCCTGCACCTGGCCCTCGCCGTCGTCGTCGATGTCGCGCTCGGTGATCCACCAGTCGCAGCCGCCGGTGAAGTAGTGCAGGTGCACCACGGCCTCCTCGCCCTTGCCCTCCTGCTCGTAGGTCTTGGGCATGGCCTGAACCGTAGCGACGAGGCGGGTGAGGGGCTCGGCCATTTCCTGCTTGCCCTCCTTGGTGCGGCAGATCTCCCGGAGCGCCTTGCCCTGCTCGCGCGGGATGAATTCGCGCAGGACGTAGGCGAGGTCCTGGCTCATGCGCTTCCCTTCGCCTTGGCGACGGCGGCGCGCGCCACGCTTTGCAGCGTGTCAAAGTCGCAAACGAACGTCCCGGTCTCTAGCCGCTCCGACTTGGCGATCGTTTCCAGCGCCGCCAGCATGTCAGGCGCGGCGGCGATCAAGGGGGCGTCCTTCTTGTCGTAAGCCACGGCCACGTTTGCGCCCGTGGCCTCCGAGATGACGAGCCCTTGATGATTCCCGGTCTTCGCCTCGTACCACGGTCCCGGCGTCATGCCGCCCTCCGCTGCGCTTCCTGCGCCTTGCGCGCTTCCTGCGCCGCGTAGAAGTCGCGGGCCTCGGCGAGCAGGGCGTCGGTTTGCCCGAGTGCCTGGGCGTGCTGCTCGCGTACGGCCTTCTCGGTGCAGCGCGTTGCGGTGACGAGGACGCGCTTCGAGTAGTCGCCCAGGCCGGTGCCAAGGCCGAAGGCGTGCGAGTAGCTGTTGCCCTGGTGCAGGGAAACGGATGCCCTGGTGACGAGCCCACCGCGCAGCGCTTTGCTAGTGTCGATGCAAAGCCGCCGCTCGCCGGACCGCTTGAAGTGGTCCTCGGCCGGTCCGATGATGATGTAGGTCTTGGCCTGCCATCCGTCCTTGCGCTTCTCGATTGTCGTGTCCATGGTGTAGCTCCTTTCGTTGGTCGTCAGTTGGGGAACTTCTTGATCGCGCGGCGTGCGGCAGCCCATTCGCTGGCTGTCAGCATGGAAGGTGTTTCATCGTGTGCGTCGATCAGCGCCCGCAGCGCCTTGACAGCGCGCCAGGCGCGCCGGATCGCCCGCAGGGCCTCGGTGGTGGACTGGCTCGGGTCCTCGGATTCGCTGGCGCGCTTGGTCAGCTTCAGCAGCTTGAAGTGTTCGAGTTCGTCGATCAGGTCGCTCCATCCGTCTACGCAGGAATAGCTCATGCTCTCCTCCCGGTGGATTTGGCGAATGCGCGGTCGCGTTTGGCGTTGATGGTCGTCTGCCGCGCGAGCATGTCGTACAGCCCACCGAAGGTGCAGGTGAGGTGCTGGCGCGTGCCCTTCAGGTGCACGCTGATGAGTTCGCCCGCCGTGTCGATGCGAAGGTGCACGGGCCGCTTGCCGCGATGCGGTTGCTTGCCGTTGATGTGGCGTACGTTGCCGCGCTTCCACGGCGTGCAGTTGATCGCGTTGACGGCGATCTCAGGCCCTCGGAAGGGCTTGAGCCTCGCCATGAGAGCGCCGTAGCCGTTGGTCCACGTACCGAGGACGCGATGCCTGCGCCCTGCGTAGATGACGTAGCCTTTCATGGTCAGCCTCCTCCAATGATGGAAACCTGCCCGACTGTGTTGCGGTTGAGGACCTCCGCGCCCTCAAGGTCGTTGTCCAGGGCGTACTCGATGGCGCGCGCGCACGCCAAGCGCAGGGCCTCCGGGTTGGTGGCGCGCTCGGCGTCGAGCATGAGCGTGTAGGTGAAAGTCTTGTCCACGGTCAGCCTCCGCAGTTCAGGCGCTCGCAGAGCGCGTCGATCTCGTCCACGCCGAGGGCGTCGAACTTCCCTGCGTTCGTGGCGATTGAGTCGAACTCGCTGCCGCTCTCGTCTTTGGCGAGCCCGGCCTGCCGGTAGCGCAGCGCGGCGAGGACCGTCGCATGCTCACGGTCGTCCAGATGGTAGAAGTCAGCGCCCTTTGCGCCTTCGGCAACAGCGCGGCAGTGCGCGATGGTCTGCTCGGCCTCCTTGCAGATGAAGTAGTCGCCGTCGTCGTCCTGGTTCAGCACGCTGAGGATGGCGCGCAGCGCGTCGCGCGCGGCGGCTTCGTTTGTCAGTCTCATGGTCTCGTTCTCCTGTTCGTCAGTTGGGGATGGGCGTGCGTCACTGCGCCCTGTAGCAGTTGATGCCGATCTTGAGACCCGGCTTGCCCCGGAACCTCGGTGTTGCCGCCGATGGTGGCGATGATGATGCTTTTGCCCGAATGGCTCGGCCCGCAGTTCTTCGACAGGTCGATGCGGATGAGCAGCTCGTCGCCGTTCACTTCCATCTTCAAGTTCTGCATAGCGTTCGCTCCTTTCGTTGGTGGGCGCTTCCGCCCCGGCTGCGCCCTCGGGGGGGATGTAGCTCTCGGTGGTCATGCTCTCGCTCCTTTCGATTGAGCATCAGGGTCGATGCACGTGCGTCCGTTGGCGACTGGCAGCAGGTTGGCGCGGTCGGTCTTGACGGCGATCTCGTACCAATCGTTTGGAAGCGGGGTCATCTGCACGAAGGCGCTTGCGTTCAGCGCGTGAACCATCGTCGCGCGCGTGGCGATTGCGCCGAGGATGTGGCGGCGGGCTAGGTTCATGCTCTTGCTCCTTCGCGTTTGACGATGCGCCCGCCCAGGCGCTCGATGTCGGCCTCGGTGAACAGCGTGGGCAGCGCGTAGTGGCCTTCTTCGATGCTGTTGGCCTTTGGGAAGTCGGCGGTCAGGCGCACGGTGTGCGCGAGGTTCTCGGCCCACATGGTCCAGTTGCAGTCGCCGCTTGACATGCCGCCCTGGTCGCGGAACTTCTCGGCGTTCATGCGGCGGAACTCGAAGGCGCGGCGCGCTGCCTCCTTGCCCCTCGGGTGCTGCTCCAGGTACTCGCGCGCGAGCGGTTGGCCGAATTCTCCCGACTGCTGCTCCACCGCGCACAGCACCGCGTAGGTGCTGAAGTGCTGCGGGAAGGCGAGCGCGACGATGGCCCAATCGCAGTCCTCCTCGTACCAGCCCTCGCCCGCGTAGGGCGTGAAGCGGCGCAGTTGTTCGGGCATGTCGGCGAGGCGCTCGGCGCTCAGGTGGTAGCCGCCGTGGCTTGCGGTGTCGATGCGGGTGATGCCGGGCGCGACTTGCTTGGTGTCCTGTGTGGCGCCCCAAGGTGTGTGCTTGGTGGTCATTGGGTTGTCCTTTCAATCGAAGAAGGCGATGAGAACGGCGGCGTAGATGCCGAGGCCGATGACCACGCCGAGCGCGATCCCGCGCGGCGGGTCCAGGTCGTCGCGTTGCACCGCTTGCGCGATGCACTTGGTGAGGTAGATGCCCGCCGCCGCGAGCAGCACGGCGGCGAGCAGGACGCGCATGGCGAGGTTCACGGTGTCAGGCTCCGTAGGCTGCGACGAGCAGCGCGTCGAGTCCGCCCGCCGTGTCAGCGTCGCCCGCGCGTATCCAGTCGGATCGCAGGTCGAGGATGCGGCAGGGCAGGCTCATCGGAACGGCCAGTTGGTGGCCGGGTCGAGCACCGCGTCCATTGGGTGGCCCACGTCGAAGGTGAAGACGCGCCCCTGCGCCTGCTCCGCGTCGGCCACGGCCTGCGCGTCGCTGGTCGGTAGCCCTTCGTCTTCGAGTTGGCGCACGCGCTCGGCGTAGGTGGTCATGACTTCCCCCATTGGGCGAGGAACGCGCAGGCGTGGGCGAGCCACAGCGGCACGTGCTGGTAGCGGTCGCGCAGCGCGACGTTGGCCTCGGCGAGGCGCTTTCGGCTCTCGTGCAGCGCGCTGACGCACTCGGTCAGGTCGTGGTTGTCGTGCTGGAGCGCGGTGAGCGCGGTGCTGAACTTCTCGTTGGCCGCGCGCACGGTGCGCACCTGCTCCATGAGGTCGTAGCGTTCGCGCATGGCCTCGCTCTCGGCCTTGCGGTCGATGTAGACCCGGAACGTCTTCGCGTGGCGTTGGGGCAGGTAACTGTCGTAGTGCCACGTGTGCGCGTCTGGATTGGCGCGCTTCTCGGCCTCGCGCGCCGCGTTCCTCGGTCCATTGCACAGGATGCGCACGCGCTCGGTGGCCGGTCGGTTGATGTAGGTGCGCAGTTGCTCGATGAACCTGCGCCCCGCCTTGGTGTTCGGGACCCCGGCGAAGTCGTAGCCGAAGCGCGGGTGCTCGGTGCCGTTGGGCTTGGTCGTCATCAGTATTCCCCCGCGCCGTTCGGTCCGAGACCTTCGGCGTGGTCGGCGCAGCGGTTGCACTGGTAGCCGAGCGCCCTGTCCTTCGGCGTGAGCACGTTCTTCGTGCCGCATGTCGGGCACGGCAGGTTGCGTGGGTTGCTCTTCGATGCGGCGCGCAGTGCGCTGCGTCCACCGGGGTCCGCGAAGTCGTCGCGGTCGTCGTCGCCGTAGCGGTTCATTCGGTGCCTCTCTCGTCAGTTGGTAGTGGTGTTGCCCTCGTGCCTATGCGTGGCACGCACCTGCAATATGCGCCTACGTCATACTGAAGTCAAATGTAATCCACTCACACCACATAAAGCACCTTGTCAACTCATTGCCCCAACCCATTGAAAAGGGCTAGTTTCCAGCACCATGGACCGCGCCCCAGCCCCCGCTACGTCCGCTCAAGACCCAGCCACGTCCAACGTCAGCCCGCTCCCCGTAACACCAAAGTCAATCGACCCATACGTCTGGGAGCACGTCCACGCCGACTACCGCACCGGCTTAACCTACTCACACCTCTCCGAAAAGTACGGCATCTCCATCACCGCTCTCGTCAGGCGCCGCAAAGACGAGGACTGGAAACGTGACCTGCGCAAGGACGTTCAGGTCGAAGTCAATGCGCGGCTTGCGGCGGACAGCGTGTCGTGCGGTTCACGCTCGGACGAGGACCTAGTGCAGTCGGCCGCGACCGCTGGCGTAGCCGTGGTCCTGCGCCATCGGCAAGCCCTGCTGGACGGCATCAGCGCGGCGAAGCTGCTCGCGGCCCAGCTTCACCTGCTCGCGCTGAACAAGCCCGGCGAGGTGGCGTTCCTCGGCCCGAAGGAGACGATCGCGGACGCGCTGCTCAAGGTGGCCAACAGTCTCGCCCGCATGGTGCCGCTGGAGCGCACCGCCTACGGCCTGAACGTGGCCGAGGACGAGAAGCCCTACGAGGACCGGCTGCGCGACTGGCACACCGGCGGCACGCAGGACAAGGTGGAGAAGAAGAGGGCGATGGCCGGTGGATAACTCCCCCATTCCGCCAGTCGGCCGCGCGCCCAGCGCCAAGTGCCTGATGCACATGGGCGACGCCTTGGTTGCCAGCTACCCCACCGATCGCACCGGCCCATCGAGCAGCGAAGCGCGCGAGCTGATCGACGCCAGCTCGAACGAGATCTCCTGCAGGCGACGCGGTGCGCGCACCTGGCACGACTCGACCCCCACCACCCCCAGGGGGGTGCCCCGCCGCGGCGGCGCGCGCCCACCCCATGGGGCCCCTGGAAGTAGTGCATGAGCAATTTTCGATGGGCTTTTCCGCGTTCCGCGATTTCAAAATTTTCGGATTTTGGTTTTCGCTCATGGGGAAGGTGACTCTGTCGTGAAGCTGCCGCGGTGTCGGTTGTGCGGTCACGAGCACCGGCTTGGTGGGGAGCACGTTTTCGAGAAGGAAGCCGTAGCTAACGCCGTAGCTAACAAGGAAGCGGCGCGTGTGGAGAAGTGGCGAGTGGCGAATCGGGTTCGATACAACGAGCGCCAGCGCGATTTGATGCGTGCGCGGCGTGCGTCACGTTCCACGTGAAGCAATCGACGACGAAAGGAGTGCTGCGATGGACGCTGGACAAGGAAGGCCGGATGTTGCGGTCGAGGTTGAGAAGCCGCTGCTGGTGGCGAGGGTAGAGACGCTGGCGCTGACGCTGCGTGAGCTGGAGTCGAACCTGACGCGGATCTCGAAGTCGGCGAACCGGCTGTCGTTGGCGCCGCCGACGCAGGTGGGGCCGGTGGGTAGTAAGTCGGCGGACAGGCCGAACTCGCTGGAGATGCAGTTGGACGACGTGCAGATGGCGGCCAACGACCTGTGCCGGCAGGCGAACTATCTGGCCGAGCGGCTCGAGAAGCTGGTGTAGGGCGAGAAGGTGGCGCACGAGCAGTCGGAAACGATCCAGCGTCCCGATGGGCGGTGGATCAACGTCTACGGCGCGAAGACTCCACGGGCCGGGCAGCAGCTTCCCGACACGCCGGATTTCGCGACGAGCGAGGAGGCTGTCGGCGCCGCCAAGTTGCGCTCTGAGAGCTACACGCCGCCGCCGATCGAGGCGGATGAAAGGAGGGATGCCATGCCGACGCAGGTTCCGCCGGGAAGTGCGATGGCCGTGAAGCAGTACGCGGGAGGTGGAGGGGTGCGCCGGCGCGTCAAGGCGCGTGGGCCGCGGCTCCTGAAGTACGCCGATGGCGGGCTCGTGCGCCGCGCGTCCGGCGTGATCGAGGCCGGGGCGCGCATGGTCGGGGCGAAGGGAGCGAAGAACATCGACCGGGCGGAGAAGGAGGCCCGGGAGAACCGCGAGTACCAGTACGGCCAGCACATGGAGCTCAAGAAGGAGCTGGTGGTGAAGAAGAAGTTCGAGCCGGTTGGCGCCGGTGGGCATGGGGCCCGCGCCCGGCGCCTGGAAGAGCTTGAACACGAAGCGCTGAAGTGAGCCCCATGCACCACGAGCTCTACCTCGCCGATGTCACCGCCACCAAGGACCGCATGGGCGCACCCACGCCAGAGCCGCGCAACGCCGCCGAGTACCTCCGGCGCTTCAACGCCAACGAGAAAATCGACGGCTTCGGCATCGGCAACGTGCACATCCACATGCCGTGCCCGTTCTGCGCGGCGCCCGAGTTCATGGTCTTCGAGGTCTTGCAGACCGAGCAAGCCATGATGAAAGGGGCGACCTGCAAGGAGTGCGGCCGCGGCGCGCGCGCGCAGATCCGCAAGGACGCGGCCGGCACTTCCTTCGAGATCCTGCAGACCGCCGGCCCCGATCAGCCGGAATGGCTCACCCCGAAGATGCGGAGGATCCAGACGTGAAACCGATTACGTGGTGGTGGATCTTCTGGAAGTGCCTCATCGGCGCGCGTAATCCCGCCGGCGCGAAGCATTGGGCGATCGCGAAACTCATCGCCGACGGCTGGATCAGGGGTGAGCAGACCTGCCCGCGGCGCATGAGCGAGCCAGGGCCATGGGAATACCGCGGCGGCGCGGACTGGTGGAGGACGAACCAATGGGGCTCCCGCTGGCGCCGCCACCTCACTTACTGGCTGCACAACGGCCCGCTCGCCAAGCGCGCGCGCCTGATCTCCGATTGGGGCTGGACTGTCGCCCGCAGGCGCGACTTCGATCGCCTGGGCATGCTCGCGCGCTGGATCGCCGAGCGCTTCAACTGGTATCAGGGCGGCGATCGCTGGGAGTGGGCCTGGCAGCCGCGCACGTGCTCGTTCTGCGGCGGAGCGCACCCCGACGACATTCTCAAGCTGATGCGCGAGGGCTGGGAGATCGAGGGCACCGACAAGGGCTACAAGCGCTACGTCGAGCCGCCCAGGTCCGGTGAACGCACGCTCTTCACTGGCGCTGGTTGCCGCGGCCACAAGGTGGCGGTGCGCCCCTGGCACGCCGTGCCGCCCGTGAAGCTCTACGTCCAGCATTTCAGCGAGGAACAGGTGAAGCGCTTCAACATCATCCTCGCCGCGCGCTACGCAAAGGCCGCCTGAAATGGCATCCCTGGCCCTGCGCACCGATCACGAAATCTTCGACGAGGTCCTCGCCGACCACGCCAAGTACGCCGAGCGCTGCATGCAGATCAGGGTGAAGAACGGCAAGATCATCCCGCTCAAGCTCAACGCCCCTCAGCTCTTCGGCCACCGCATGCTCGAGGACCAGCGCGCGCGCATCGGCCGCGTGCGCGCCTACTGGTTGAAAGGACGCCAGCAGGGGGCATCCACCTACATCACCTCACGGCACTTCCGCAAGACCGTCACCGGCTTCGGACTGCGCGCCGCCATCCTCACCCACGAGCAGCAGGCGACCGACAACCTGTTCGAGATCGTCAACCGCTACTACGAGAAGCTGCCACAGGAATTGAAGCCCCACGCCGGCAACGCTTCCGCCAAGGAGCTCTACTTCGATCGCCTGGACTCGGGCTACCTCGTCGCGACTGCCGGCACCAAGGGCGCCGGGCGCTCGGCCACCGTGCAGCTCTTTCACGGCTCCGAAATGGCTTTTTGGCCCAACGCCAAGGACCACCTCGCCGGCATCGGCCAGACCGTCCCGAACGAGGACGACACCGAGATCATCTATGAATCGACCGCATTCGGCATCGGCAATCCGTTTCACGAGGGCTGGCAGATCGCGACCGCGGGCGAGGGCGATTACATCCCCATCTTCACGCCTTGGTTCTGGTCCACAGAGTACCGCCGTACGCCGCCCGCGGACTTCGTGCTCGACGCCGACGAGATCGAGTACGCCGAAGCCTTAAACCTCGACGCCGAGCAGATGTATTTCCGGCGCCTGAAAATCCGCGACGACTTTCAGGGCGACATCCAGCAGTTCGACCAGGAATATCCGGCCACGCCCGAGCACGCCTTCCTCTCCTCGAGCCCGGACACGCTCATCAAGCCGATCCTGGTGGCGGCCGCCCGCAACTCCAAGATCACGCCGGACCCGAACGCGCCGAAACTGTGGGGCCTGGACGTCGCCGAGTACGGCGACGATCGCTCGAACCTCTGCAGGCGCCAGGGCCGCGTGATCTACGACTCGAAGTATTGGGCGAAGGTCGGCCCCATGGACCTCGTCGGCAAAGTCGCCGTCGAGTACGACAAGGAGCCCGAACCGAAGCCCATGGCGCTCATGGTCGACGTGACCGGCGTCGGTACAGGGCCAGCCGATCGCCTGCTCGAGCTGGGCCTGCCGGTAATTCGCGTGCACTTCGGCGAAAAAGCCTTCGAGGAAGCGCTCTACAAGGGCCGCCGCGACGAAATGGCCTTCGACATGAAGCTGTGGTTCGACGACAAGCCGAACCGCATCGCCGATTCCAACGAGCTACAGCAGGATCTCACCGGCCCGACCGTTAGCAAGGATTCGAGCATGCGCATCATCGTCGAGTCCTCGAAGCACATGAAAAAGAGGGGATTGAAATCCCCCGATGGATTCTGGGGAGCGGCGCTCACCTTCGCGCACCGCTTCCAGGTTCCGCAGCGCCGCGGCATCACGCGCCCGCCGCCCGATCCCGATGACTGGCGCACGGGGATGTAAATGGCCGCCCAGGTCATACCGCTGAAAAGCCAGCTCGCGCGAATGCGCGTGCCGGCGCGCCCGGTCGATTCAACCTCGCACGGCCACGACTACGCCACGCCCGACAAGGAAGCCCTCAAACTCGAGACGCTGGAAACCTGGCTGCAGGAGATCCGCGAGCAACCAGATTGGCGCCGGCAGTGCGACATCGACGCCGACTACTACGACGGGCACCAGCTCACCGCCGACATCCTCGAAAAGCTGCGCCTGAAGGGTTTCCCGGCCATCAAGGAGAACCTCTGCCGCCCGACGATCGACGCGGTGCTCGGGCTCGAGGCAAAAACGCGCACCGACTGGATCGTCAAGCACGACAACGACCAGTGGGAGGAAGTCGCCCAGGCGATGTCGGTGAAGATGAAGGAAGCCGAGCGCGAGGGCCACGCCGACAAAGCCTGTTCCGACGCCTACGCGCCCCAGATCAAGGTGGGCCTCGGGTGGGTCGAAGTCTCGCGCGAGATCGTCCCGTACCGCTATCCGTACCGCGTGCGCTACGTGCACCGGCGAGAGATCGCATGGGACTGGCGCGGCAAGGAACCCGACACCTCCGACTGGCGCTACCTAGTTCGCCGGCAGTGGTTCGACGAGGACGTAGTGAAAGCCATGTTCCCGCGCCACGAAAAGCTGATCGAGATGATCGGAAACCAGTGGTCTGGCTGGTGGGACGACGTGATGCGCTCGAGCGACACGGGCCTCGCCGCCGCCTGGGACGTCGAGCGCGCGACCGCGATCGAGGAATACGAGTTCCGCGACTACCTGCGCAAACGTCTTTGCGTCTACGAGATCTGGTATCGCACCTGGAAGGCGCTGCCGATGCTGCACCTCCCGGACGGGCGCTGGGTGGAATACGACCGGAAAAACCGCCTGCACGTCGCCGCGGTGGCGCAAGGGTTGATCGTGCCGCAGATTCTTCCGGTGCCGAAGGTGCGCCTGTCGTTCTGGATCGGTCCGCACCGCCTGATCGACGTGCCCAGCCCCTACAAGCACCACTTCTTCCCCTACGTGCCGTTCTTCGGCTACCGGGAGGACCGCTCGAGCGCGCCCTACGGGCTCATCCGCAACATGCGCGACCAGCAAGACGAGATCAACGCCCGCAAGCAAAAGATGATGTGGCTGCTCTCCTCCAAGCAGGTCGTCGTCGACCACGATGCAGTGCTCGATCACGAGGAGGTACGGCGCGAGGTCGCGCGGGCGGATGCCTACATCGTCCTCAACGCCCACAGAAAGCCAACATCGAAGTTCGAGATCCAGGACAACCTGCAGCTCTCGGACCAGCAGTTCAAGATCTACGAGAACGCGAAGCAATCCCTGCAGGACGTCGCCGGCGTCTACCAGGCGCTTCTCGGAAAAGAGTCGAAGGCCGAGTCCGGCATCGCCATCAACTCTCTCATCGAGCAGGGCACGACGACCCTCGCCGAGATCAACGACAACTTCCGCTACGCGCGGCGCCAGGTGGGCGCCATCCTGATGGAGAACGTGCGCGAGGACATCGCCAACGGCACCACCGTCACGGTGGGAGAGGGCATGCAGCGCCACGAGGTGACGCTGAACGAGGACGCAACCGACGAGTTCGGCGCCTACGTCAAGAACGACGTGATCCGCGCCGGCGTCTCGCTTGTCCTGGACGACGTGCCCTCGACCCCGACCTTCCGCGCCGGGCAGCTCGCGCACCTCACCGAGTTCACCAAGGGCCTGCCCGACGAGATGAAGGCCCTGATCTCGGACTTCATCATCGAGGCGACGGACCTGCCGCAACGGCGCCAGATCGGCGAGCGCATCCGACAGCACTTGGGCCTGCAGGGCTCCCACAAGCCGCGCAACAAGGAGGAGGCCGCCAAGCAGGAGGGCGAGAAGGCCGAGCAGCAGAGGAAGGCCGAGCTCATGCGCCGCGCCGAAGAGGCCGAAGTCCGAAACGCCGAGCTCGAGGGCGAGAAGTTGCAGCGCGAGATCGACACCATGGGCCAGGAGGGCGAGGGCGAGATCTCGCCCGATGCCCTCGCCGAGGTGCAAAAGCAGGTCCAGCAGGTCATCGAAGAGGCGCAGGAAGAGGTGCGCAAGCTGCAGGCGAAGATCGACTCCCTGCAGGCCGCCATGAAATCGAAGATCCACGAGGCCGACACCCGTGCTGGAACCGACGAGTACCGGGCCCGCCTGGATGCCGGCGCGAAGATCGCGATCGCCAGCATGGAGCGCCAGAAGGCCGAGGCAGTCGCCGGCATGAACGAAAAGATCGAAAAGGCGCTGAAGGGTATCGAGGAGAAAGTCGGCAAGCGCATCGACAAGCTCGAGAAAAAAGTCACGTCGCCCGCCAACACGAAGAAGTGAGGCTGCCATGAGAGAAGGACGGATCTACAAACTGCTCGACGGGGTCATTGCGAACGGCTCAGGGCAGGCATTCCAGCCCTTGGGCGCGAAGCGCACCTTTCAGGCGAACGGCCTGACGAGCGCCGGCGCCGGCACCGCGGACGTCGACGTCGAAGGCTCGAACGACGGCGAGAACTGGACCCTGATCGCGACCATCAACCTCGTGCTCAGCACCACCACGGCCAACGGTGGCTTCGCGAGCGATGCGCCCTGGCGGTTCGTGCGCGGCACCGTGCGAAACCTCACGGGCACCGATGCTGCGGTGTCCCTCGACATGGGGCAATGACATGAAACGGCTCGCCCTTCTCATCGCACTCCTCTTTGCCACCGGCGCCGCGCTCGCCCAGGGCGTCACCGTCACGCCGGCTGCAGGCGCCGCTGGCGGAACTCTCATCGACAGCGTCACAGCCTTGCCGGTGAATCCGTCTCTCGGGCAAATCGTCGTCGTCACCGATGATTCTGTGCAGGGCGCGTGCGATAGCGCTGCCGGCAGCGCTGTCACGCTCTGCCGCTGGAACGGCTCTGGCTGGGCTTCGCTTGGCGATGGCCAGGCCGCGGGCGGCACGCTTGTCTCGACGGACATCGATACCTCGTCCGAACTGCGCACTATTCTGACGGACGAAACCGGCACGGGAGCGCTCTACTTCCAGAACGGCGACGCCGGCACGCCCTCGGCCCTCGTAGGCACGAACATCTCCGGCACGGCGGCCGGACTCACCGCTGGGGCCGCGCCCCTGGCGGGCATCACCGGCCTTGGAGTCGGGATCGACACGGCGCTCGCGATCAACGTGGGCAGCGCGGGCGCGCCCGTGCTCTTCAACGGCGCTGGCGGCACTCCATCGAGCATCACCCTCACCAACGCTGGCGGCACGGCGGCGAGCTTGACAGCAGGGCTTGCTTCAGCCCTCGCTGCCAACCCTGCAAACTGCGGTGCGGGCCTCCTGCCGCGCGGCATCGATGCCTCCGGGGCTTGTGAGGGCGGAGCGGCGGTAAATCTTGCGAGCGAAGTCACCGGCACCCTTCCTGCTGCCAACGGTGGCACCGGGGTCACGAGCCTCGCCTCCGGCATGGCAACGTGGTGGGGAGCGGCTACCAGCGCGAACCTGGCGGCGACGCTCACCAACGAGACGGGCTCTGGCCTGCTGGTGTTCGGCACCGCTCCCACCATCGACTCGGCGGTGCTCACAACCAAGTTCAACGCGCCGAGCGTCGCGGCCTTCCCTGGAACGCCCGCGAGCGGCGATATCGTCATCATCACCGACGACTCGGTAGCTGGAGCTTGCGATAGCGCGGCGGGGAGCGCACGGAGCTGGTGTCAGTGGAACGGCTCGAGCTGGGTATCGATCGGCGACGGCACGGCTGGAGGCGGCGCCACCGCTGTCACGGCTACCTCGACCTTCGCCACCGACAACGTGCTGGTGCGCTCCGACGGCACCTCGCGCGGCGTGCAGAACAGCGGCATCGCCATCAACGACCTCGACGACGTGAGCGGGGTCGGCGACCTGTCCGTCGGCGGCAATGCCACGATCACTGGCACGGTCACGGCGTCGAACCTCGCGCCACTTTCGGGCGCGCTCACCAGCGGCGGCGCTATCTGGACTGATGGCACGAACATCTCGTCCAGCGCCGCACTCGCTAACAATGGCCTAGTCATTGGAGGCGGAACCGGCTTTGGGCCCGAGACTGTGGCTGGCCTGACCAGTGACGGCGCCTCGCAGATCCAACTCGGCGTGGCCGGCGTGAGCGTTGGGAGTGTGCAGCTTAGCAACGTTACCTCGGGAAGCATCACGTTGGCCCCGACGACAGGCGCTCTGGGCACCGTCACGGCCACGTTTCCAGCTACCACCGGCACTGTGGCACTGACCTCTGGCAATGTGGCGACCGCCACCGCGCTGGCGGCCGATCCGACCGACTGCGCCGCTGATCGCTTTGCGACGACCATCGCGGCGAGCGGGAACCTTACCTGCGCCCAAGTGGCATTGGCAGCTGCAGTCTCGGGCACGCTGCCGGTCGCCAATGGAGGCACCGGCATCACGGCCTTCGGCACAGGCGTTGCTACCGCTCTTGGCCAGAACGTCACCGGCACTGGCGGCATCGCGCTCGCTACGGGGCCGACGCTCTCCGGCTCGATCCACACGTCGTTCCTGCGGCTGCCTCGCGTGACGGCCTTCCCTGGCACTCCTACGGCTGGCGATGTGGTAATCGTCACCGACGACAGCACGGCGGGCGCCTGCGATTCGGCCGCTGGCTCAGTCACGAGCCTGTGCCAGTTCGACGGCGCGGCTTGGGTGAAGCTAGGGGATGGGACTGCTGCCGGCGGCGCGCTCTCCTCGGCCGACATAGACACCAGTGCGGAGCTGCGGGCCATCGTTACGGACGAGTCCGGTACGGGGGCGCTCCTATTCCAAGCTGGCGACGTGGGTGCGGCCACCGCTACCACGCCCGCCGCGAACGACAACGATACATCGGTCGCCACTACGGCCTACGTGCAAACGGAGTTCACGGCCTACGCCTCGGACACCGCCACCTTCACCAACAAGACGCTGGACGCGGCTGGCACCGGCAACATCCTCACGCAGCTCGGCTACATCCAGCTCACGCATCCCGACCTGGTAGACGGCACCGGCTGCACGGTGGGCACGACCTCGACGGCCATCGGCTACGGCAGGCCGACGTGCAGCAACTCGGCGGACCTCGCTGCGAACTACGTCGAGTGGTACATCAGGGTGCCGGATGACCTGAACACCGGCGTTGAGCTCGCGGGGAGCATCAAGTTCCTGCTCGGCGCCGCAGACACAGCCACGCATCGCTACGTGCTCAGCACGGTGAGCGTGGCCGACAGCGCAGTGCCGACCGCGAGCACGCTGGCGACCGCGATCAACCTCGACTTCGCCGGTGACGGCTCGGGCGCAAGCGGCGACGTGGAGAGCGTGGCGTTCACGACGCTGACTGGATGGGGCGCTGCGCTCACCGCCGGGCAGACATGGCGCATCAGACTCGCGCGCGACGGCGACGCCACGGAAGATGCCAGCACGGTGAACAGCACCGTTCTCAACGTGACCCTGCGCTACACGAAGACGCAATGAGTACGCTGATCTGGTGGATGAAGCGACTCGTGCGCAAGGTGCTTGGACTCCCGCCGCCGTGGCCATTCCCCAAGCAGGAGCGTCCGCGATGAAGCGCCGCCTCTTCCTCGGCTTCCTCGCACTCGCCTTCGCGCTCAGCTCGAGCGCGCAGGTCTTCCACGGCCCGGCGTTCCACCCCGCGCCAGGAGGTGGCCCGAGCCTCGTCGGCACGCCGGTCGTCCGCTACTACGTCGACGAAGCGGCCTCGGGGACCGGCCCGACTGCCGTGGTGGACAGGAGCGGCAACAGCTACGACCTGACCACCATCAACTACGGTGCGGGCAACATGGCCTACGCCGAGCCCGCCGCAGGCATGCGCGCTCTGGATAGCATAAGCGTGAACGGCACGCAGCGCGCAATGCGCGCGATCGACAACACTTCGGACGCGGTGAGGGACGCACTGGCTGGCGTCACGCAGGCCACCATCGAGTTGGTGCTGCGCCTGGACGCCGGCAACAGCAACGGCGGGCGCGTTTTCGGCATCAACGACCGTGCTGGCAGCGATGGCGAGTTAATAGTCAAGGCGCCGAACGACGTCAATACCGCGCTCAACCTGTCGTTCAACGACGTTTCCTCCCCCGAATCCGCGAACATCGGCACGGCCCGCGTCGTGGTCCATATCGTGCTCGACAGCACGCAGGGCACCGCGACCAACCGCATCCGGGTCTACATCAACGGTGCGTTGGATCTGACGGGCATCGGCGACAACGTGGGACTCAACGAAACCCTCGCCCTCGCCGCCGACCTTGACCTGATCGCGTTCAACCGCGACTCCGGTGGTTCCTTCGACCGTTCGTTCGACGGCGCGCTGTTCTACGCCGCAATTTACGCTGAGGCATTCACTCAGCAGATGGTCACCGACAATTTCGACATCCTGACCCTGGACGACGATCAACCATGAGGCTGCTCGCCGCCATCCTGCTGTCAGTCTACGCTGTGGTTGCGCTGCCGCAGACGACGTACCTGCCCATCACGGTCAGCGTTGAGCAGCAGTTGAGCGGCTTGGATTTTCCCAGCAACCTGGGGTCGCTGGACAATGACGCGAGCGTGCGGTTCAGATTTACGGGCGCTGCCCTGATCCCGATCTACGGCACGGACGGCGCTGGGGTGACCTACCTGTGGAAGTACAGGCCGCGCCAACAAACCGGCTACTACACCTGCTTCTTCTGGGGCAACGACGACGGCATCGGCAACGCCGCCACGTTCGAGTGGGATAGTGGCTTCCCAGATACCTACTACGGTGCCCATCCGTTCCCGGAAGACTTCACCGGGTTCGATACCGACCATCTATGGGAAATTGCCGTAGAAAACACCGACACCGTAGATACGGAGCCAGTGGTAAAGGATGTCTGGTACTCCCAGGCGTTTCGTTCTTGGGGTGCGAACGGCGCGGTCAAGAACCACGAGTATTACTGGAACCTGCCAGACCTGACAACCGCGCTGGTGACGCACGCTACGGCGAGCACGTGGGGCAACCAGACGCCGCCCTCGCCTGCGCTGACTTTTGCAGACGCACCCTGGAATCCGAGCGCGGAACGGGCGAACGGCGTGCTGCGGGGCATCCAGATTTACAACGCGCTGCTGACGACGACGCAGATCAATATCCTGGAGGCGCTGGAGACCGATGCTGACGTACTCGCAGCGGTCACCGCGAACAGCATCCCGGGGCTGTGGTACTTGAACATGAACCCAGCCGACGCGAGCGACATCTCGGACAAAAGCGGCGCTGGCCACGAACCGGCGTGGTGGAACGCCAATCGGCCTACTCACTGGACGCAATAATGATGCGCACTCTGCTCCTCGCCACGATCCTTGCGCTGCTACCGGAGTTCGGTAGTGCGGCCTCCTGCACCAAGGGCGTGGACTGCTACTGCGACCGCGTGCAGGGTGGTGACCTGAACGACACGGCGCTACTCGTCTGCGAGGACTGGGAAGCTCCGACGCTGGTCAATGACCAAGGGGTCGGCAACGGAGCCCCGTACTACGGTCCCTGGTACGACGAGACAGGCGGCGGATTCACGTGTTTCCGGGGCTTCAATTCCTACTTCCGCCAAGTGTGGAGCGATATGAATGCGGGCGGCGGTGGCGACCACTGGCCGGAGGGTCAACCCTCGAGCCCAACCCTGGGCTGTACCTGTGACACTGGCGGGGCTGGGACGTGCAATGCGGGGGCCTGGGACGCCACGAACCGCTGGCAGGCTGTGACCGGCACCGGCATCGCCATGATGCGTGATTCTGATTACAACGTCGAAGTGCCGTCGATTACCCCACCAAGCGGCCGAGCCGGGGGAGGCAGCGGGAGTTTCGATGGCGCAGTGTCGTTCGCCCATCGCGTGAAAGGCGGGTTTCCGAACACCACGGACATTCATTCCGGCCGGAGTCTCGGGGGCACGCGGCGGACGTTCGGGATCACGATGGCGATTGCCTACGCCAGCAATGTCGTCGCGAGCAATATCTTTTTCATTGCCTGGAAGCATAATGAGTGGGGAGATCAGGCTGACTCACTTTTTGTTATGTATAACCATCCCAGCGGTGCCACGCAGACGACGCCGTTCGACAAGCACGCCTTGCTCTATCAGCAGGCTGGCTTTGGGAATGAGACCCAGTCTGGCTGCCAAACGAAGCTGAACGCGGCGACGCAGACGCTCGGCGTATTCGAGTGCTCTGACGTGGCCTTCTACTATGCCGCCGATCCGAGCGTCTACGACCAAGCGGTGGACTGGTCATTCGGGACGTGGGGGTGTGCGCGAGGGCACTTCGAGAATATGGGGCTGACGAACAGCCGCATTCGGATCTGGTTCGGCAGCGCCACGGTAGCGGAAAAGCTGATCCTCGACATCAGCAACCTCGACACGAGCGCCATGGCCGCGAGCGGGGGCTACAACCAGCTACAACTGAATTCCTATGCGAACGCCAATAACAACGACGGCTCAGGGCTGGAGCCGAGCGGCACCGCCGAGACGACCTTCCGGTACGAGGACAATATGCATATTCGCACGGGGGCACCAGTCTCCTGCGCGCAGATCGGGTTCGGGGGAGAGGCAGGACCGCCCCCGACCTATCTGCCTATCCGCATCTCGGAAGCGGTGAACGACGACTTCTTCGCCATGGCGGCGAACGGCACACCATGAACATTTTTTTGCGCAGCGATATGCGTGTAATGTATATCGAAGCGAAGCAGTTTCGGCACGGCGCCGATAAGCCGACGGCGAACCCGGACGCACCGGGGAACACCTTTCGGACCCATCCGATAAATGGAGGCAAGCGATGACGACCAATTCCGATAAACCGGCCGGCCCGGAGACCGAGGTGAAGGACGAGCTGAAGACGCTCGACTACTACCTCGAGCACCCGCACGAGATGCCCACGGACGCCGCAGCAATCGAGAAGCTCTTCGAGGCGCACCAGGCCGCTCACCCGGACGCACCAGGGGATACGCCGCCCGCCGGCGAGAAGCCCAAGGTCGACGACAAGCCCGCGGATAAACCCGCCGGCGAGCCGAAGATCGAAGGCGTGCTCACCAAGGACGGCCAGCATGTCATCCCCTACGCGGAGATGGAACGTCGGATCAACGAAGCGACGGAATCCAAGGAAGCCGAAGCGGTAGCCAGGAAGGCGGCCGAGGACTACGCGACGCAGCTCGAGGCGAACATCCGCGAAGTGAACGAGCGGATCAAGGCCCTCGAAGCCGGCGGCGCGAAGCCCGCGGATGCGCCCGTGACCATGGAGCTCCCCAAGGAGCTGATGGATACGCTCAAGTCCGAGTTCCCGACGATCGCCAAGGCCGTCGAGGCACAGCAGGCGCTCTTCAAGCACGCCATCGGGAAACTCGATGCCGTTGAGAAGCGCATCGGCAGTGCCGAACGCGAGCGTACTCAGGATGTCGAGTCCGAAGTCGAGAGCCTGATCGGCCAGGTGCCGGAGCTGCAGGGATGGCGTGAAAAGACGCCCTACCTCTTCGCCCGCGCGCAAGCCGTCGAGGGAGATCTCTTCAAGGACAAGGCGTTCATGGACGCCCATCCCGAGCTTCTGACAGACGACGTTGCCCGGTACAAGGAAGTGGTCAAGCGCGTGAAGCAGGAAATCGGTCTGCCTGCCACCCCGCCCGACCCATCGCCCGAGGACAAGAGAACCGAACAGGAGAAGGCGGATGCGATCGTCGCGGGCACCAAGCCCACGGCGCCCAATTCGCTTTCCGATCTGCCCGCTGGCAAGCCCCCGTCGACCCCGTCGGAATCGCTCGAGAACCTCTCGGCCGTTGAAATCGGCAACAGGTTCATGGGCATGACGCCGGAGAAGATCCAGGAGCAACTGGCGAGGCTCTAACCACATCCATTTTTAGGAGTAAACGGCAATGCCGACGCAAATCCCAATCGGCTCTCCGCTCGCAAGAAAGGTGTTCGGTGCGGCACTGTTCGCCACGGTGCAGCAGCAGCCCGGGTTCATGAACCTGCTTTCGGGCCCGGCGCCCAAGCAATCCGACGCGGAAGCCAAGCTGAAGGGGCAGACCAGCCCCGATTACCCGATCGTCAAGATCACCGACCTCACCAAGGGGGCCGGAGATCTCGTCTCGGTGGACCTGTTCAACATCGTGCAGGGCAAGCCGGTGATGGGCGACAAGAAGATCGCCGGCAAGATGATGTCGCTGACCAGCTCGACGATGGAAATTCGCATCGACCAGTACCGCGGCGGTGTGGATTCCGGCGGGCGGATGACCCAGAAGCGTACCGTGCACAACCTGCGCGGCATCGCCATGGCGTCGCTTGGCGGCTGGGCAACCAGGATGGAAGACCAGATCGGCTACGTCCACCTGGCCGGTGCCCGCGGTAGCCAGAACAACGCCGACTGGATCGTGCCTCTTGCGAGCGATCCAGATTTCGCCAGCATCATGGTGAATTCGGTGTTGGCCCCCACGTTCAACCGGCATTTCTACGCCGGCGACGCGACGGGCCTCGCGAATCTGGACTCTGCGGACCTGCTGGACCTGCCGACCATCGACCGCCTTGCGGCGACGATGCACGAGTCCGACGTCCCCCTGCAACCCATCCGGGTCAAGGAGGACAAGTACGGGTGGGACGACCCCATCTGGCTCCTGCTTGTCACGTGGAGGCAGTGGCACTACCTGCAGACGCGCACCGGGGAAAAAGCCTGGCGCACGTTCCTCTCGAACGCCTACAAGCGCTTCGAGGGGTCCAGGCATCCGCTGTTTTTCGGCGACGTCGGGATCTGGGCGGGCATCCTCGTTCGGCCCATCAAGCGCATCGCTGTCCGCTTCGCGGCGGGCGAGGTGGTGACGGTGGCGACGAACGCGGACGTGTTCGCGACGACGACGGCAACCTGCGCGGTGGATACCGACAGGGCGCTGCTCATGGGCGCGCAAGCCGAATCCAAGGCATACGGGATTCACGGCGCTTCGGACTACCACTATTCCTGGCACGAGGAGCGTGTCGACCACGACAACGCGGTCGAGACCTCGGTCGCCGGGATGGGCGGTTGCGCGAAGAACCGCTTCCTGGTGCTCACGGGGGCAACGCAGAAGACCACCGATCACGGCGTGGCCGTGGTCGACTCCTATGCGCCCGATCCCAACTCTGCGGCCGGTAAGGCGCTGCTGTAAGGAGAAAAGACAATGCCAACGATTGACAACGATAGCCTGGTTCAACAGGTCCCCCACGCCGGCGAGTACGGCAACCTGTCGGTCTGGTCGAAGTCGTTCACGAAGGCGGGCGTCCTCAACGCCGACGTTCTGCGCATCCAGCGGCTTCCCGCTGGTGCGCGCGTCGACGAGGCGAAGCTCGTCTTCGACGACTGCGGCACGAGCGTCACGGCCAAGCTGGGCTACGCCCCCGTGGACCCGTCGCTCGGTCCTTCGGCCGTCGACGACTTCTGGGGCACCGGCATCGACGTGGCAGCCGCGGCGGGCGTATTCCGCTCGGCGGCCCATCCCATCACCTTCGACTTCGACGTCTACGTCACCGTGACCGTGGGAGGTGCGAACTTCACTGGTTCGCCCAAGCTCACTTCGGTCATGAGCGGCGAGGCGACGGGCACGAAGTAAACGGGAGACGCCATGAACTACAACTCGCAAGTGAAGACCCAACTGCTCCTTTCCGCGGTGGTGGCCATCACCCTCAGCCAGCCGGTCTCGCTTCCCCCGGGCAAGAAGATCTTCCACATCTCCATGGCAAGCGGCACAGCCACGGCGAAGATCCAAGGCTCGGTGGACGGCACCAACTGGACCGACCTGCATTCGGAGGCGACGTCGTCCTCCGCCGAGGAGAAGGACATCGAGCTCGATGACGTTTACCCGAAACACCGGGCGAACGTCTCCGCGTGGACGTCCGGCGCCATCAGCGTGACGGTGGGCTGGCCGGCCAACAACTAAGGAGGCCGACATGCAGATTCGCGAAAACGGCAAGGTGCAAGTCATCAGCGCCGCCAAGCTCGCCGGCATCCAGGTCGACTCGTCCCACGCGACCGGCAACCTCGATCTTTTCCCTGGCGATGTGCATCCCGAGCTCTACGCCCTGACACACAACTTGTCGGGCAACGTGGTCGTCGGGGTGAACGTCAGGAACGCGAGGCGAAACGATCGCTTCCGGCTGGTCCGCAACTCGGGCACGCCGGGGGCGTTCACCGTCACCGTGAACAACGGTACGGCTGCCGGCGGTTCGGCGATCGGCGTGATCCAGGCATCGGCCAACGGGTTCATCGAGGCCATGTTCAACGGTTTGGCCTGGGTAGCAGCGGGCGACGCGGCCGCGGCGTAATGGGAAACAAGGAGGGTGGCCCCTAATAAGGGCCACCCAATTTCAATGACTCAGTTGGTTCATAGGGTTCATAGATTGAGCGCGATTGATGAAGAAAATCGTAGAGCAGTTTGTGCCCACTGTGGACCAGTCAGCATTAGGTCGAATGCTTACAAGAAGCACAAAGGCGAGCTTTTTGTCGGCCATGGTTGGAGGTGCAGCAAAGGCTGGAAGGCTAAAAGGCCGGGTAGCTGGAAGAAGAAGAGACGAGATAGGAGATTCAAGAAGAATTCTTGCGAACGATGTGGTTTTGTTCCGCAAATCATTGGTCAACTAGATATAAATCACAAGGATGGCAACCGTAAAAACAATGCTCAAGAGAATTTCGAAACTCTGTGTGCGAACTGCCATCGCCTAGTGACATTTCAAAACGGACATTACAAGAACGTGTACTAATAAATAGGAGACGAGCATGTTGCAACTCCCGCAAGCACAGCAGCAGGTGGTGCCGATCGTCTACGTCGGCAAGAAGGACTACAAAACGGACAACGTGAACCACACCAAGACCGTGTGGCAAAAGCCCGGCGACGTGCAACCCTACCCGCTCGACAAGGCGGCTTCGCTCCTGCGCCACACCGAGATCTGGAAGCTCGGCAAAGCCTCGGACCTAGTGGGCGCTGCGGTGGTGGATGACGCCGGCGCCGTCAGCCAGGCCGGCGAGGAAAAGCCGAAGGTCGAGACCAACGGCGACATCACCAAGAACACGAACGAGGCCGCCACGGAGACCCAAGCCGATACCGCCAGGCAGGGCCCGACCGTGGCGACCAGCAAGAGCGCGCGCACGCTCGAGTAAGCGATGCCGGCGCTCTCGACGATCGTCTCGAAGGTCCGGGACACGATCCAGGACGAGGATAGCGACCCGTCCTACCGGATCTCGGACGCGAAGATGACGCAGTACGCGAACGACTTCGTGCGCGAGCTGGCCCTTCTTCGCCCGGACCTTTTCTCCACGATCGGCGACATCACCTGCACCGCAGGGACCTGCCTGCAGAGCGCGCCGGCGGGCGCCATCGTCCTCATGGACATCTTCCAGGTGAAGGATGGCAGGGTCGTCACCGAGGGCAAGCGCCGCGACATCGACCGCTTCAACCCGAACTGGCTGAACGACGCCGCGGCGGCGGCGGAGAATTGGATTCGCCAGGAGAAGGACCCGCTCAAGTTCTTCATCTACCCGAAGGCGCCGGACCCGCAGACGCTCGTCGGGCAGTGGGCCGAGATCCCTGCGGAGATGGCCGACGTGGCCGCGCAGATCCCAGCGCAGGTGCAGGAGACCTACTACACGGCGATGCACCACTACATGGTGTTCCGCGCAGAGGCGAAGGACGACGAGGCGGTTCTTTCCAACCGCGCGAAGCTCTTCTACGACGGCTTCGCGGTGCTCGTGGGCGTGGGCAAGGCGACGAAGAAGGAAGCGGAAAAACCGGAGGCGGCCAGTGCCCAACAAACCCCTCAGTGACTTCCTGCCGCAGATCCTCCCGTATGTCCCGGGCTGCATCGACCAGCTCGCGAAGGACGCCGTGCGCAATGCGGCGATCATCTTCTGCGAGCGCAGCAAAGCCTACCGGCTCGAGCTGGACCCCATGCAAGTCGAGGCCGGGATACCCGACTACGAGTTCGACGTGCCAGACGATACGGTGGTGCACGAAGTCCTGCGCGTCGCGCTCGACGGCACGCCGATCGATCCGAAGAGCCCTGCCCAGCTCGACATCGAGCGCCCGGGATGGCAGACGGAGACCGGCACACCGTTTGCCTACTACCTGAAGGACTTCCGTCGCAAGTTGCGCCTCGTATTGACGCCTGACACCGCGATCGCGGATGGGCTGCTGATCGAGGTGGCCCTGAAGCCGTCCAAGACCGCCCTTACCTTCGAGGAAGGCTTCTTCAACGAGCATTTCGACGACGTCGCCTACGGTGCGCTGGCGAACCTGCTGGCGATGCCGGGCAAGGAATGGACCAATACGCGCAAGGCCGATGAGAACCTCGGCAGGTTCAACACGGCCATTGGCAAGCACAACGTCGATGCAGCCAAGGGCTTCGCCAATGCGCCCTTGCGCACCGTTCCCTACTACGACATCGGGTAACGGCCATGGGCACCTCGATCAAACTCGTCAGGAACGACAACCGGCCCGAGATCGTGCTCACGATCACGGACGAGGGCACCGGGCTCCCGATGAACCTGGCGGGCGCGACCGAGGTGGTCAAGTTCCGAAAAGCCGGCACCACGGCGACCCTGGCGACGCTCGCCTGCACGCACGTCACCGATGGTACGGACGGCAAGACGCGCTTCAAGTTCAACGGCGCAGCGCTCGACGTCGACGCCGGACTCTATGAGGGCGAGATCGAGATCACGCATAGCGATGGCGATGTGCAGACAGTGTTTGAACTGCTGAAATTCAAGTTGCGTGAGGAGTTCGCGTGAGGGCCGGCCTTCGCGCGACCGTAGCCGCCGCCATCGTCACGGCGTCGTGGGTCACGCTGGCGGCGAGCGCCGAGGTCGTTTACCCGGCAGCCCAGGCCGAGACGTCCAAGCCGCGCTATGCGGCCCACGTCGCGCCGGCGGCATCCATTGCCGCCGCCGCGCCCGCCGCGGCGGTCATCTCGCTCGTTGAGTACGGGCAGCCCTTCGTATCGCTGGTCGAAAGCTCCCTGATCTGGCAGCTCGAGTTCGCTGATGTGGTCTTGGTCACGGACGATGTCGTTCACGTCCGTTCCGTGTCGCCGCTCGATACTGTGGTCGTCGACGATGAGATCAACAAGTTCGATATTGAAAAGGTCCTCAGCGATTTCGTCGTCATTCTGGATGTAGCGACGCCATTCCAGGTGAGCGAGGGATCTATCGCCGATGCAGTATCGGCGGGCGACCTGATCGAATTCGAGTTTGTCTACTCCCTCGAGCTCCACGAGGGGATCACTTCGACGCTGAACGGCGCGCTTCTCAATCAGTGGGTACTCAACGGCAACGACACCGGGGATACGTTCTTTGCTTCTGACCACATCAGCCTTGAGCCCAGAAAGGTGTTCGCGGATTCAGTGAGCTCGAGCGACGCAATCGCTTCCTTGCATGTTCAGAAATTGCTCGCAGACTCCACCGCGACATTGGACGCGCTCGCCTACAGCATTGCAAAGGCGCTCTCGGATTCCGTGGCGGTGATCGATGTGATGTCGATGGAGCACAACTCTTCCCGCGAGCTCCACGACGGGGTCACGTCCACCATCAATGGCGCGCCCTTGAACCAATGGGCTCTCAACTACAGCGATACGGGCGATTGGCTGATGCCATCGGATTGGCTCGCGGTCCAGATGGGCAAGCCGTTGACCGACAGCATCACCGCCAGCGACCTGATTTCACTGCTGCTCATCCAGCCGACAGTTCTCAATGGCGCCACGCTGAACGAACTGACGCTCAATTAAGGGGCACGACATGATCGAACGCCACGCATTCATCGAAAACAAACAGGGCCTCATGGTGCCTCTCGGCCAGATCCCGGGCGGCATTCGAGATGCGTTCAATATCAGGGGCCACGTGCGCATCGACCTGTTCGATCCGCGCGGCAAACTGAAGGATCGCCGGGAATTCGAGAACCTGGTCGTCAATTCCGGCAAGAGCACAATTGCCTCGCGCCTCAAGGGGGTGGCGACCGCGGCCCCGACTCACATGGCGGTTGGCACCGACGGCAGCGCGGCGGCCGCCGCGCAGGCAGCGCTTATCGCCGAAGTGGGGTCCAGCCGAACGGCCCTCGCCTCGACCACGGTGCGCAACAACGAGGCCATCTACGTCTGCACCTTCCCCGCAGGCGTTGGCACCGGCGCTCTGGTGGAGGCCGGCCTCTTCAACGGCACCGCCGCGGCCGCCGCCGGCCTGGCGTACACCAGGTCCACCAACACGGTGACGGTCACGAAGACCACGCACGGCCTGGCGGTTGACCGCGCGATCGGCATCGCCGCGGCGACCGACACCGGCCTGAACGGCGGGGCGACGATCCAGACCGTGCCGACCGCCGACACCTTCACCTTCTACACCACTGCGGTAGGTGCGAACGGCACGCTGACGCTCTACCAGGACGTCATGACGAATCGGTCGACGTTCTCGGTGGTCAACAAGGGTGCGGCCGATTCCATGACGATCACCTGGACGCTGACGATCTCGTAAGGAGAACGCAATGGGACTGAAGACGAAGAACAACGCGGCCGGGACGCTCGCCTCCGGGATCACGAACAGCCAGACCTCGATCACGCTGACCGCGACGCACGGCGCACGCTTCCCGACGCTGGGCGCGTCCGACTACTTCTACGGGACGCTCGCCGATGCCTCGAACAACCTCGAGGTGGTGAAGGTGACGGCGCTCTCCGGGGACGTGCTGACGGCGGTGCGCGGCCAGGACGGCACCACGGGGCTCGCCTACAGCGCTGGTGATCGGTTCGAGCTGCGCCCGTGCAACGTCATGCTTGAGGCGATCGACCAGGAGGCCATTGACGCGGTCATCGGCTCTGGCACGGACACCTACACCGGCAACCTCGACCCGGTGCCGAACGGCTACAACACGGATCAAATCTACTTCTTCAAGTTCCCGAACGCGAACACGGTCTCCGCTCCTACGCTGAATCTGAACAGCTATGGCGCAAAGACGATCAAGAAATTAGGTGGTGGCGCGCTCACCGCGGGAGAGATCAAGGCCGGCATCATCGGAATACTCCACTACGACGGCACCGACATGATCTTGCTCAACGTGCCGAACAATGCAAGCCTGGATACCGAGGATCAGGTCTTGAGCGGCGGCGTCATCGTGACCTCGAAGGATCTCGGTACGAAGACCACCGGCACCGTGACGCCGGACCCGGGCGACCGACCGATGCAGCACTACGTCAACGGCGGGGCGCACACGCTGGCGCCCTCGGCCAACGTAGGAAGCTACCTCCTCGACATCACGAACAACGCCTCTGCCGGGGCGATCACGACGAGCGGCTTTACCTTCGTCACCGGCGATGCCTTCACCACTACGAACGGCCACAAGTTCAGGTGTCACATCAGCATCGGCGCCGCGGGCTCCTTGCTCCAAGTGCAGGCCCTCCAATGATCCTGAAGCCTGACCGCAAGCTCTGGACGCCGCCGCGCAGTAGAAGCATGCCGCGCTCGTGGTTCAAGCAGCGCGGGTTCTTCACGCCGATGGGGTTTATGAAGACCCCGTTCAAGATAGATGCTGCCGACTTCGACGGCTTCAACGACAACATGCGACTCGGCGCTGGTTTAACAGGCGCGTTAGACAGTAAAACCGGAATCCTGTCGTTTTGGGTTCGTTTTGATGCCAATCAGGTTGGCAATTTCATTAACGGAGAGACAACCTTAGGTGGCGGCACGGTGAGGTTCTTCGCCAATTGGGGAGGTTCTTCTCCTATACGAGTAGTCGCTCGGAATACCTCTGCCACCAATATCCTCGACATTACCAGTACAGCCAGTTACTCATCGGGCGCAACATGGTGGCATTTCTTGTGCTCGTGGGATTTAGCTGCTGCCGCTGCGCATCTTTATACGAATGATGCCAGTGATCTCACGGTCACTACACTGACAAACGACACGATAGATTACACGGTTGGTGACTGGTGGATAGGAGTTTTCCCGCCCACTTTCAATAGGATAAATGGCTGTCTGGCTGAGTTTTATTTCGCTCCTGGCCAATACCTAGATTTCTCCGTCGTCGCCAATCGTCGCAGATTCATCTCTGCGATTGGTAAGCCTGTAGGTCTAGGAACAACTGGAGCGTCGCCAACTGGAACTGCGCCGCTCATCTACCATCATTTGAACGACGGAGAGGCAGTAGCGAACTTTGCAATCAATCGAGGTACTGGCGGGGGGCCTTGGACGATCACCGGCACGCTCGACGCTGCCTCGACGAGCCCGAGCGACTAGAAAGCCCGCATGAACACGCAATCTAGACTGGCGCGATGCTTCGGATGATCGAATCCGGCCGCGTGTTTCCGCTCATGCGCTTCGGTGCATTGCCGATTCTGTGCGCCGGAGTAGATGAACAGGTCGCAATGACGCTTGATCTTGTCGCACGACGCCCAACCGTTGACGTGGCCCCAATCCCCGCTGCCCGCGATCACGTCGACGTAGATGATTCTCGTGGTGAGTGCGCCTTCCCATGTGCGTTCCCAATACGGTGCGGACGCGCAGCCAGAAACGATCAAGGACAGCATGATAACTAGCCTCATGCCACAGGAACATACGCCGATCACCGGGAATGGCAAGCCCTCATCGCCAACGGTGACTAACTGATGAACGGCGGTACAGCCTAAATGGACATCATCGCCCTCCTGAAATCAGCCGAGCAGCACAGCGGATTCGTCGGCTCCGTGGCTGCTGGCATCCTCGTGGTGCTTGGCTGGCTGAGCAGGCAGGTCTACAGCGGCCTCAGCAAGCGCATCAACATGGCGCACGAGCACGCGCGCGCGGCCGCTGAAGCAGCGGCGCAGGCCGAGGACCACCGCCGCGAGGACATCAGGGGCGTGTACGCGGATCTCAACGGTCACATCCAGCGTGATGTCGATATGCACCACGAGGTACTCGGCGCGCTCAAGGAGCAGACCACCACGCTGCACGGCATCCACACGTCGCTCTTGACCGAGCTGGGCAAACGCCCGACGCGGGACGAAGTTGAAAAGCGCGTCGAGGCGGTGCGGCAGATGTCCCAGCAGAGCAAAGGAGGCTGACCATGATTAGCAAGTTACTCACCGGGCTGCTGTCCCTTCTGGTCGCCGGGCTCGCGTTTGGCGGCTGGCACGCGCGCGGCTACTTGGCAGATAACTTCGCCAGCAAGCAGGAGATCCTGCTGGTCGGCGCCCAGGTGGACTACCTGCTCGACAAGCAGATGGAGGATCTGGTCGCGCAGATCGCGGCGCTCGAGCGAAAGGAGAATTTGACCGCTGCGGAGATCAACCACCTGAACTATCTCCGTGGCCGTCTCGAGAACATGCGCAAAGTGCAGAGAGGTAAGTAAAGATGATGTCAAGCGAGGACTATTTCCGCAAGCCGCACAGCCCCGAACAGTCGGCGGCCGCCGAGGATCTGATCCGGCGCTCCAATGCCCTGATCGACGAAGCCGTGACAGCCGGCGAGTTCGAGCGCGAGATCGACCCGGACACCGGGACCGAGATCAGCGGCAAGAATGGTGGCGACGGCGATGGCGGCTTTCGCACGCCAGGTTCCCGTACGGGCGGCAAACTTTCGAGTCATCGTGGAGCGACTGGTGTCGATCCTTTCGACCCCAAGGACCGGCTGGACAATTGGCTCGACAAGTTCGAGGTCGGCGATGGCGGAAACACGAAGCTCGAGCAGTACGGTCTTTACAGGGAGCACCCGACCGCAACGCCGGGTTGGACGCACCTGACCACGCGCGCGCCTGGCTCCGGCAAGCGCACGTTCTATCCATAGCTACAAGGAGGTAGTCATGCAATTTCTATCTGGCAAGAAAACGTACGTCGTCGCTGTTGGTGTAGTGGTCAGCGCCGTAGTCGCATTCCTGACCGGCGAGCTGTCTCTGGCCGATACCGTGGTGCGTTCGCTGGAAGGGCTTGGACTGGCCACGCTGCGTGCTGGCGTGAGCTCGGTGAAGTAGCGGAGGGCACATGAAAGCCTCCAAACTACTTACCGCCCTGGCGCTGTGCGCAAGCATGGCGCTGGGCGGCTGCGGCATCATGCAGCCCAAGCCAGCCGAGATCCCGGTCTCCAAGCAGCTCTCGGCGCCAGCCCAGCAAGTGCAGAACGTCATCAATGAGGCGACGCTGCTCGCCTTGGCCATGGTGGACGACATCGTGTCGAAGATGAATCGCGACGTCATCACACCCAAGGAGGCCGCGCTGAAGCTGATCAAGGTGAAGGAGCACAGGGACGCCATCGCCAAGGCGCAGACGGCGCTCGACCTGGGCGACATCGCCAAGGCCGAGAATCAAGCCAAAGCGGTTGAACTGCTACTCAACCTGCTCGAGAACGAGCTGGCAGAGAGCGAAAGGAAAGCCAAGCCATGAGCCTCGAGAAAGCCCTCATTCTGGAAATCGTTCGCGGGGCGGTGCAGTACACCATCCTCAATGCCCACCGCACCAACATCATCGACACCGAGCTCGCCCCCTTGATCGAGGTCACGGCGCCCGAAGACATCCCGGCGGCGATGAAGAAGATGTTGGACAACAGGATCGCGGATGCGGAGCGCACGATCGCCCTGGCAGCGGAATTGAAGGCGCTGGCACCCTGATGGCCGACCCGATCGTCCTGGACTTCTTCCGCGGCGAGGCGCCGAAGTTCAGCCCTCGCCTGCTGCCGGCCGGGTACGCGCAGCAGGCGTTCAACTGCAAGCTCTTCGACGGGAAGCTGAAACCGTGGTTTGGGATGAAGACGGCATCCGGCCTGGCGAAGAGCGGCACGGTGCAGTCGATCTACCCGATGCGCGACAGCGGTGGGGCCCTCGTGTGGCTGGAATGGGTCGAGGACGTAGACGTGGTCGAGTCCCTGATCGCCGGCGACATCACGCAGCGGATTTGCTTCACCGGCTACGGCTCGCCGAAGACCACCGATTTCACACTCGCCACTGGCGGGACTCCGAAGCCCACGGACTGGTGGCGCCTGGGCGTGCCTGCGCCGATCACCGCACCGAGCCTGGCTTCTGGCGGCGGAGGATCCGGCACGGCGCGCGATCGCGTCTACCTTGTGACTTTCGTCCACGCCTGGGCGAGCGGCAAGACTGACGAGAGCGCGCCGTCCACGCCTTCGGCCATCATCTCCGCGATGTCCGGGGAGACGATCAATCTCACCAGTATCCCGCGCTGGGTGGTGCCGGTCTCGTCGATCACCCGGGTAGGGGCAGTAGCGACGGTGACGATTCCGGCCGGCTATGTGAACTGGTTTACCGACAAAGACCGCGTCATCATCGCAGGAGCAGTCGAGACCGAATACAACGGCACGTTCGAGATCACGCGGATCTCCGATACGCAGTTCAGCTACACGGTGAGCGGCACGCCGGCCTCGCCTGCGACCGGGACCATCACCGCGAAGACGAACCACGACGTTCTCAAGAAGCGGATCTACCGCACCGTCATCGGCAACGCCGGAGCGTTTTATCGCTTCGTCGCCGAAATAGATGAGGTGGATACGACCTACGCCGACACCGAGACCGATGCAGCGGTTGCGCTGAACGAGGCGATTCCCAGCCTCGATTGGGACATGCCGCCTATCGATATGAAGGCCATCGTCGACATGGGCAACGGCATCCTCGCCGGGGTCTCGAGCAACGAAGTGTGTTTCAGCGAGCCCTATTTCACGCACGCCTGGCCAGAGAAGTATCGCCGCACGATGCCGTTTTCAGGTGTCGGGACTGGCGTCGTGGGCGCGAGCCTCGTGATCGGCACCAATGGCAACCCGGTCGTCTATTCCGGGTCGCACCCAGCCACGATGGCCGAGAACAAACTGACCAAGATCAATCATCCGTGCCTCTCGAAGCGCGGCATGGTGAGCCTCGGATACGCAGTGTTCTATCCGTCGGCCGAGGGCCTCGTGATGGTGAGCGAAGGCGGCACGACCGTTGCGACTGTCCCCTACCATGATCGCGACACTTGGGCGGCGATCTTCCCGTCCACGCTACGCGCGTTTCAGTTCGCCGATCGCTACTTCGGTGCGTTCACTTCCGGCCAGGATGACGATGGGAATGATGTCGGCGGTACGTTCCTCCTCGATCGCGAGAACAACATTGGCGGCCTTGCCACCTCCAACATCCCGATCGTGGGCGGGTATTACGACAAGCGGACCGGAGATCTCTACGTTCTGCACGGCAACGAGATCAAACAGTGGGACGCGGATATGGCCATCCGTCTCATCATGGACTACCGCTCCAAGGTGATCGTGTTGCCAAAGCCAGCCAACTACGGCGCGGCGAAGGTCGATGCGGAGTTCGACCTGAGCGCGGGCGAGGTAGCGGAGATCGAGGCGCTCGCCGCTTCGATCATCGCCGCGAATAGCGCGATCCCGGCCGGGGAGACGAATGGCGACATGCACAGCGTCGTTCTCAATGAGATGGTCTTGAATGGGAGTTTGCTGCAGACGGCGCCGTCGACCGCTGGCCTGCAGCAATTGACCTTCACGCTGTTTGCAGACCGCAAGCTCCGCTTCAGCAGGAACATCACGAACCTCAAGAAGCCGTTTCGTTTGAAAGACGGCTACAAGGTGGATACGGTCGAGATAGGGCTCGCTGGTAACGTCGTCGTCCATCGTGTGGTGCTCGGCGAGACGGTCAAATCCCTGGAGCGCGTATGAGCCGCTTTGCCCAGATCCCGGAGATCCCGAGCGGCTTGCCGCATGGGTTGACCCCTATCCTGCAGGCGATCAAGCAGAACCTCGATTCGCTCGCCGGGTTGCGTGGCATCGACAAACTCTCGCAGGCGGTGAAGTTCGGTGATATGCGCGTGGCCGATGTCGAGCAGCAATCTGCCGTGGCCGCAGTCGATCCACCGACAAAAGCGGAATTCGACAAGGCCGTCGAGGACCTCGAGAACCTGACCACGGCATACAACTATCTCGTGGCGCAGCTTCGCGGTGAACAGGTGGGCTCGTGACGTTCCATGTGCGCAAGGCGGACCCTTCCGACTTCGAGCGCTTCCGCCCGCTCATGGAGGAGTGGATCGCCGAAATGAACCCGGACGGGCTGAAATTCGACCCGATCCCGGAGAAGCTGATCGAGACCTTCGCGACCATGGCCTCGAACCCAGCATCGACGACACTCGTTCTCCTGAAAGATGACGAGCTGATCGGCGTGCTAGGGCTTATCCGTCATGGCTGGGGCATGTGCAAGACGGCCAACTATGCGAGCGAGTATCTATGGTACGTGAAGAAGAAGTCTCCCGGTGCTGCGTCTGCCTTGGTCAGTGCTGCGAAAAAGTGGGCGGCCGAAAATTGCTGTGACTACCTGATCTTTGCGATCAACCGCCTCTCGACAGAGCGCGCTGACAAGGGCGATGAATTCCTGACGGCCGCAGGTTTTCGGCCGCTCTACCGCTTGTACATCACGGAGGTAGGCCATGTGTGACCCCACAAGTTTCGCAATCGTTGCTGGTGCCGTCATCGCGTCTGGAAGCGGCGGCGGCGGCAGCAGCGCCGGTACGGCATCTGAACAGTCAGCACTACGGAGCGTTGAATTGACGGAGCGCCAGTTCGCCATGGAGGAGCCATTCCGCAAGCGAGGGCTCGAGGCCGGCATCGCGGCGATCGGCCGCGGCGAAGAGCTTGCGCAGAAGGAGCTCCCGCTTCAGCTCCAGGTCATCGACGAGGCTGCGGTCGCCGGTTTGCAAGAGGAGCAGGACGCGGCTGCCGCCCGCGCTGCTTCCGATGCCCACGCCGCGATCGACGCGACCGGGGCCACCCGCGCGCGCACGTTGACCTCGCTCGGGATCAAGCCTGGCGACCCGGCCTACACGGCTGGGAGCCGATCGGCGGACGCCGCGAACGCCGCCACGCTCGCCAGCGCCGCTACCCATGCGCGCGAGGGCGAACGGGTGCGCGGCCAGGAACAGCGCATCCGGGTGGCAGGACAGGCGCGTGGCTTCAATCCGAACGTCTCGACCACGGACCCTTCCAGGAATCTGCTTTCGGCCGCCGGCACACTGAACACCATCGCCGGTCAGCAGTATCAGCAGGACCAAACTGCGCGGACGGCGATCGGCCAAGCAATTGGGGGCATCGGCGAGCGCTTCTTCAAGCCCGCGAGCACCGTGCCACCGCAAACGGCGCTGTCCAATTCCTACAACTCGACGCCATTCGTCAACTCTGGATACGCCGACTTCGAGAAGGGCGGCGAGGTGCGCGGGCCGTCCCACCCAGAGGGCGGAGTGCCGATCGAGGCCGAGGGTGGGGAATTCGTCATCAAGGCCGACACGGTCAGGAAGTATGGGCCGCGGCTGCTTGCCGAAGTAAACGAGGGTACGGCGATCATCATCCCGACCGGATCGCCGCGGCGGTTGAGAGCGGTCGCGTAGGAGAACGTCATGGCGAATCTTCTGAGAAGCCTGGGCGGCGCTGCAACGGTGTACCAGGGCGCGCTGCAGGGTCAGGACGCCGAGGTCGCGCGCCAGCGAAAAAAGATCCTCCAGGGCCGCGAGGATGTGCGCTACGGCCGCGAAACGGAGCGTGCCGACATCGAGCACGGGGAGTTCAAGCGCGGCATCGAGGAAGAGGCCGGCGCGCGCGAGGCGGCCGCCGGTGAAGCCGTAAGCGCCACAGGGCAACCTGTGCAGGACACCAGCGGGCAACCATTGCGCACCCTTGCGGCAGCCGGTGCGCCAGGCGGTACGTCCGAGGAGGCGGCGCCCACGGCGCCGGCTGGTGCTCCAGCGAGCGGCGCGCTGTGGCTGCAGCAGGCCGAGGCCCAGCGTCAGTATTGGATCAAGAAGGGCCGGCCGGATCGGGCGGCGAAGGTGATGAAGGAGGCGATCGACGGGGCGATCGCCGAGCGCGAGGCGACTTACAAGTTCGAGACCCTGCCGCAAATCGAGGCCATCCGAAAGAAGGGCCTTTCCGCCCAGGAGCTCGAGGCCGATCAGAAGTTCAATGAACTGCGCCGCAAGGGCGCCGAGACTGATGCGCAGGTAGGCGCTTTGATGTGGGGGCACGTCCTTTCCGGCAACAAAAAGGCCGCGATCGATGCGTTCAACGCTTCCAGTGTCACGTTGCCTGGCGTACAGGTAGTCGACATCGGGCAGAGTGCAGACGGCAAGACGATCTTCCTGCTCGACAAAACGGGCGCCATCGCGAAGGACAAGCAGGGACGGGACCTGAAGTATTCGCGCCAGCTCCTCGACAACATGTGGCGGCGAGCCTCGAGCTCCACGCTGAAGCTGAGCAAGGGCGAGAGCGTCTACCAAACCCGCACCGGGCCGGCAGGCGAACTCACGGCCGAGCCGGTCATCACGGCGCCGGACCCGGCCGAGAGGCGCGCCGCGACGACAGCGGCCGCCGGCGACGACAAGCGCTGGGCCGACGTTCTCAACGCCGCGCGCGACGATTCGCATCGCTACATCAAGGACGCGCTGGGGCTCACTCCGAACGTGCTGGGGCAGGTGATGAAGCCCGACAACATGCCGCTTTTCGAGCGCACCCAGCCGATCGTCGAGCAGGAGCTCCAGAAGGCGAGAAGTTCCGGCAAGCGCATGGATCAGGTGACGGCGAGCGACATCGCCAAGGCGGCGCTCAAACGGGCCCGTGAGGAAATTGCGCGCGAGAAGGCAGGCGCCGGAGATCCGAATCCGAACGGACCCGCAGGTGGCCCAAGCTGGCGCGACGTGCTGCAGTAGATGGCCGAGATCATCCCGCTCGAGGTCGAGCCGCCGGTCCCGAAGCCGCGGCGCTTGTCGTCCGTGGCTACGCCTGCGGACTTCCCGCGCGAGTCGCCGGAGGAGCGCGAGGCGGCCGCGCGCCGGCGCCTTGAGATCCTGAACGGCGAGCGCTCCGAGGCGACCGCTCCTGAGCACCAGGCTTCTCTCGATCGCGAGATCGCGGCGACCGGGAAGCCGATCGGCGTGCAGCCTGCACCGGAGCAGATCCCGAAGTGGTCGCAGGTCGAAGCCTCGCCCAAGTACCAAGCGCTCGACGGCGCCGGCCAGGAGTCGGTGCGCATGTCGTTCTGGCGGGACGTCGTCTCGCCGCGCGTGCCCACGCCAGAGCTCGAGCAGGCCCGCAAGGAGTTCGACGAGCGCACGAAGCCCTCGCTCATGCGCCGCGCCGGCGCGCTGGTGAGTGCGGCAGGCGAGGCGGTGAGCCAGTCGCTCGATGCGCGGCGCGCGCCGACCGACCTCCCGGACATCTCTGGGGAGGCTGCCGTGCCGGCGCCGGCGCCGCCCCAAGCCGAGACCGTCGCGCCGCCGCCCGCAGCGATGCCTGCGCGGCTGCGCGCTCAGCAGGAAACGGGATCTGCCGAGGCCGACTGGTTCGGCGAGCAGGGCGTGCTCAGCAACGCCCCTGCTGGCATGGTCGCCGCGGGCAAGAACGCGGTGGCGAACCTCGGGGCAATGAGCTTCGAGGAGGCCGCTCGCCAGACCGAGGAGGAGATCCTGACGGGCCTGTCGCCGGCGCAGCGCGCCGCGACCTACAGCCCGCGCCAGGAGATCCTCCGCCACCGGGACCCGCTCTCCGAGGAGACGCTGCCAGGCCAGACTGCGCCGACCGGCGCGCGCGCGGCGCGGCTGCGCGCGATGACCGAGCAGGCGCGCGCTGCGGGCGAGAACTACAAGCGGTGGGCCGAGCAGACCCGCAAGGATCTCGAGCTGGTGCAGCCGGTCGGCGAGATGAGCGACCTGCAACAGGGGGTGTGGTCGTTCGTGCAGAGCGCTCCGCCGACTCTTATGGGTATTTCGGTAGGCATCCTGACCCGCAATCCGGTTGCCGCCATGGCGATCGCGGGCGGCGGAGGATCCGCGTTCCAGGCCGGTGCCACTTACGGGGAGGCGACGGCCAAAGGCGCTGCCCACGACATCGCGCGGCGCGCGGCGCTGGTCGACAGCATCTTGGAAGGGATCGGCGAGGCCATACCGCTCCGTGTGGCCTTGAAGGCCGGCAGCCCGTTCTTGAAGCGCCTGGCGAACACGATCGGGCAGGAGGCCGGGCAGGAGGGCATCACGCAGCTCGCTCAAGATCTCAACGCCTACACGAGCTACGACCCGAACATCACGCTGCAGGAGGCGTGGCAGAACTTCAAGGTGGCGCTGATCGCCGGCGCCGTCGCGGGCACGGTGTACGGCACGGTGGGCGCGGCGGCAGAGCAAGGCAGGGTCACCGAGGCCCAGCCTGCTGCGCCGCCGCAAGCGCCGGTCTCCACGGAGGATCCTGCCGCGCTCTCCCGGATGATCGCCGGCGAGGAAGTCGTGCCGCCGGCGCCGCCCGCGGGCGGGCCTGCCGTGCCGCTGGAGCCCGGCGCGCGCGACATCGACGTGTCCGCGGTGCGCGGCCTCGAGGAGCCCGCTGAGGCCCTCGGCGCGCCGCCTGAGCCCACTGCCGCGCCTGCCGCACCGATTTCCACCCAGATACCGCAGGCGGAGACGCCAGCCTTGCAAGTAGTTCAGCCGCAAGTAGCTGAGAAACCGGCGGAAACAGCACTACAGGTGATCAGTGAGCAGCCGCCCATTTCTACCCAATTGCCTCCGCAGGCAGCCGAAAAGCCGCCGGCGCCGCCACGGCCCGCTGAACCTCCTCCTCCTCCTGGTTCTCGGCCTGCGGTGGCGCCCGGCGGCCTCGAGGAGGCGGCCGCCGGCCTGAAGCAGATCTTCGAGTCGCCGGTCGACGAAGCCGCGCACGCCGCGGCGACGAGCCCGGCCAACGAGCTGCCGCAACCGACCGAACCGCAGAAAGAGGCCGGCAACTACCAGAAGGGCCACGTGCGCATCGGCGGGCTCGACATCTCGATCGAGAACCCGGAGGGCTCCAAGCGCCGCCCGGAATGGCCGGTGCTGAAGCAGCACTACGGCTACATCCGCGGCACGAAGGGCAAGGACAAGGACCACATCGACGCCTTCATCAAGCCGGGAACGCCGGAGCAGATCCCGGACGACGCGCCGATCTACGTGATCGACCAACGAAAGCCCGGTAACGGCCACTTCGACGAGCACAAGGTCATGATCGGCTTCGCCTCCGAGGAAGAGGCACGGCGCGCGTACATGGCCAACTACACGCCAGGGTGGCGCGGCCTTGCGGCGGTGACGCGCATGGAGCTCAGTGAGTTCCACGAGTGGCTGGAGACCGCGGACACGACACTGCCGGCCGCCGAGGTGCAGACGCATGCGGACCTGCTCCGCGAGATCGAATCGGAGATCAGCCGCACCGCCAAGGGCAACGCGACGCAACTTCCTGACGACGACATCGCCGGCTTCGAGAAATTCCTCGAGGAGCGCGGCTGGGAACGCCAGCCCTACGGCAAGAGCTACATGCACGTGAAGAACGGCTGGCACGTATTCGCGCGCTCGCAGGGCAAACTCGCGAAGCCGATCGTGCAGTGGGGCAAGCACACGGAACCGACCGAAGACGAAGGCGTCAGCGAACTCGAGGGCGCCGCCAAAGCGAAGAAGGAGAAGACCGATGCCGGCGCAGTACGAAGCGATCAGGGACAAGTTGAAGGCGAAGGGCGTACCGGAGAAGGAGGCGAAAAGCCGGGCGGCCGCGATCTACAACAGCCGGCACCCGTCAAGGCCGATGAGCAGCGCCCACCCGGAGGGCGCGCCGCGGAAGAGCAAGCGGAAGCACCGCGGGCCGAGGCTCCTCTCCCAAGCGCGGAAGTAAGGCGCCTCGCCGAGCGCGCGGCCGAAAAACTGCAGCGCGACGGATTCAAGACGATCACCGAGGCGCGCGCCTGGGGGGCGGAGATCATAGACGCCAAGCTGGGCGCGGGCACTGCGCGCGCGAAGCAACTCGACGAAGCGATCGAGCTGGGCGTGGTGCTCGCCGCGCGCAAACTGATCTCGCAGATGCGCGCGCGCGGCGCGACCGACAAGGAGATCTACGCCGCGCTGGTCGAGCTTTACAACCGACAGCCCAACCTCGCCGTGCGCACCTCGACGTCGATCCGAGAGCAGGCGTACTCGACGCCGGTGCCACTCGCGTTCCTCGCCTCACGGCTCGCCGGCATCGGCAAGGACACGACCGTCTACGAGCCGACCGCCGGCAACGGCATACTGCTCATCGATGCAGCGCTGGCCAAGGTCTCCGCCAACGAGTTGAACGACGAGCGCTACGAGGTGCTCAAGACGCAGGGATTCGCGATCGTGAAGTCGTTCGACGCCTCGGAGCAGGGGCCGAGCAAGCGCAATTTCGACGTCGTCATCGCCAACCCGCCCTTCGGCTACGTGAAGGACGAGAGCGGCGGCAAGTTTTTCAACAAGCGTTGGAAGATCGACGACAGCTACACGACCACCCAGATCGACCACGCGATCAGCCTGAAGGCCCTCGAGGCCATGAAGGACGACGGCCGTACGGTGCTCATTGTTGCGGCGCCGCACGACATGAAGAAGGGGGAGACGCGCGCCGAAGCCTACAACGGGAAGCACCTGCGGGCCTTCTATTTCACCCTGTACCGGGACTACAATGTGGTCGACCACTTCACGGTCGCGGGCGACCTGTACTCGAAGCAGGGGGCCGCCTGGCCGGTGGACGTGGTGGTGATCCGCGGCCGCGGGAAGTCCGCAAAGGGCTTGCCGGCGGCGGACCTGCCCCTCATGTACGAGTCGTGGGGGGCGCTTGAGGAGAAGCTCGATGCTGGGTACGCAGCACGAAGTGCAGAAGATCGCCGACAGGGCGAGGGCGCTGCTCGCGGCGAGCTCGGCGCCGGCGCTCGAGATGAAGCGCGTCCAGTCGCTCCTGGCGACCTCGGACCTACTGCCGTCGAGCGTGGACCTGGAGGACCCGGACCAGTTCGTGGCGGACCTGTTCGAGGACAACCCGGTGCTGCCGGACCTACTGCGGGTGCGCGAGCTGAAGGCGGAGAACGTGTCGAGCGCGGACAGCCTCGAGGAGCTGGTGAACAGGCTGATGTAGGCCAGATCTTCGACGAGGAGTTCGCCAAGCTCTTCGGCGACGTCGAGAAAGCACCCCCACGCACCGCCGGTGAGGCGGCAGCCAGCGCAGCGCGCGAGACCGGCGCTGGCATCGAGGACATCGCCAAGGGCCTCGAGCAGCTCTTCGGCGGCAAGGGGCGCCTCGGCTCCGGCCTGCAGTTCGACGAGGAGACCTACGCCAAGGCGAAGCCCTTCTTGCTCGCCGGCGTCCAGCACTTCAAGCAGGCCGGGCAGGACATCCGCGAAGCAATCCGGCTGCTCCTGATCTACCTGCGCGAGAAGGCCGCCATGACGGCCGAGGCGATCAACCGCATGAAGCCCTACGTGGTGCGGTTCGTCGAAGAATTGCGGGCCGGAACCATCCAGATAGAGGAAGAGCAACCGCGCGCGCCGGTGCGCCCGAAGGAACTCGAGACCGAGCACCAGACCGCCTACGAGCCCAGGTCCGGCGTCGATGCGATCGGCACGCTCGTCCCGGTGAACATGAAGGACTCGATCGCCGGCTCGCTCAATGCGCTGAAGGAGAAGGTCGGGGATCTCGACCAGTACGTGGCGAAGGAACTCGACTATGCGCCCGCCAAGCTCGGGCGCTACTTCAGCGCCGAGCAGGTCGACGCCTTGGCGCAAGCGCTCGACGCCATGAAAGGCGGCGCGGGCTACATCATCGGCGACGCTACGGGAGTCGGGAAAGGAAGGGTCGTCGCCGGCGTGATCCGCTGGGCGCAGAAGAACGGCAAGACCCCCATCTTCGTCACCGAGAAGCCGAACCTCTACAAGGACATCTACCGGGATCTCGCGGACATCGGCATGCCGGACGTGACCCCGGTGATGACGAACGCGGGCGAGTCCATCCCTCTCACCGATGACGGGTCGGTCGTCCTCAAGGCGAAGTCTGGCAAGGACCACAACGCCCATCTGCAGGAGCTCATCGCGAAGGGCTCGCTGGGCGACTACGACGTGATTTTCACCACGTACAGCCAGATGCAGACGATCAAGGGCGGCCAGCGCACCGCGCGCATGGACTTCCTGGAAGCGTTCTCGCGCGGCGGGGTGGTGATCTTCGACGAGTCGCACAACGCCGGCGGGAACGTGCAGGCCAAGCAGGAGATCATCAAGCGCGACCCGACGCGCGCCGACTTCGCGCGCGGCATCGCCCGTATGGCCGAGTCCGTCTTCTACTCCTCGGCGACCTATGCCAAGCGCCCCGAGGTGATGGACCTGTATTTCAAGACGGACATGGGGCTCGCCGTAGAGAATTCCGCGGCGCTGCCGGCGGCGATCCGCGCCGGCGGCGTGCCGCTGCAGCAGGTGGTCGCCGCCATGCTCGCGAAGGCCGGGCAATACATTCGGCGCGAGCGTTCCTTTGCCGGAGTCACCTACAACACCATCCTCACGCCGGTCAACCGCCAGGTGGCGGAGCGCATGTCCTCGATCATGCGCCGGGTAGCGGAGTTCGATCAGTTGAAGGCAGGTGCCGTCGCGGCCTTGAAAAAGACTGTGCGCGCCGAGGCGAAGACCATGACGCAGGACGGCTCGATCGGCTTGGCCGGGGTGCACTCGACCAACTTCACCTCGATCATGCACAACATGGTCGACCAGATGCTCCTCGCGCTAAAGGTGGTGCCAGCCGCGCAGAAGGCGCTCGAGGCGGTGAAGCGCGGCGAGAAGCCGGTCCTGACCGTGGCGAACACCATGGGCTCGTTCATCGAGCACTACGTCGAGGACCACGGCCTGAACACGGGAGACGCGGTCGACATCTCGTTCCGCGACCTGCTCCTGCGCTACCTCGAGCGCTCGCGCGACGTCACCATCGGCAACGCCTTCGGCAAGAAGGAGCGCCATCGCCTCACCGACGATGAGCTCGGCCTGTTCGCCAGGCAGGCATGGGACAGCATCAAGGAGGACATTCTTCAATCTGATTTCTCCGACATCCCGCTCTCGCCGATCGATTACCTGAAAGCGCAGGTGGTGAAGGCCGGGCTGTCGTTCGGGGAGATCACCGGCCGCCAGCACCTCATCGACTACACGGGCGACGTGCCAATATACCGACTGCGCCCGGGGCGCGAGATCTCGATCCGCGGCCGCAACGAGACCATCCTGGGCTTCAACAGCGGCAAGCTCGACGTCCTGCTCATCAACCAAGCCGGCGCGACCGGGCTCTCGCTGCACGCATCCGAGAAGTTCAAGGACCAGCGCCAGCGGCACATGTTCATCGTGCAGCCGGAGAGGAACATCGACATCCACATGCAGATGCTCGGGAGGGTGCACCGTACCGGCCAGGTGATCGAGCCGATCTACTCGCAGCTCGTCGCCGACATCCCGGCCGAGAAGCGGCCCGCGGCGGTGCTCGCGAAGAAGATGGCGAGCCTGAACGCGAACACCACGGCAGCGCGCGGCTCCGCCGTTACATCCAAGGACGTGGTGGACTTCATGAACGAGTACGGCGACGAGGTCACCGCCCAGCTCATGGAGGACAACCCGGATTGGCACCGCAAGATGGGCTCGCCGCTGAAGAACGACGAATCTGGCTCCGGGCTCGAGCGCGAGGGGGCCATCCGCAAACTGACCGGGAGGATCCCGCTTCTCACGATTGCCGAGCAGGAGACGCTCTACGACCTGATCGAATCCGAGTATCTCGCCCTCCTCGACGAGAAGGACCGGATGGGCGAGAACGCGCTCGAAGCCAAGACCCTGCCCCTCGAAGCGAAGGTGAAGAAAGTCGTTCCGGTCACGCAGGGCCGCGGTGGCACCAGCCCATTCGCACAAGGCTCCAATGGCGAGATCGTCGACGTCAAGAAGCTCGGCAAGCCCTACACAAGCGTTGAACTCGTCGAGCGCATCCGCCTGTCCCTTGAGGCCCAGGAAGGCGCGCGCCTGACCGAATTGAAGGCGCTCGGCGCGCAGCGCATCAACACCATGCGCGATGAGCTCGAGAGCGAGTTCAAGGACTTCCTGCAGCAGGAGCTCGACGGCCTGCACGACCAGCGTCACCGCGAGGCGACGCAGACTCGCCTGGATGCGGCGCACACCCGCCTGGACGCCATCCTCGCCCAGAGCGGCATCGGGCGCCCGGTGGTGCTCACCACGCGCTACGGGAAGATCCCGGCGGTGGTGACCATGATCGAGAAGAAGGGCAAGCCGAAGAACCCGGCAGCCCTCGGGGCGTGGAAGATCACCTATGCCGTGGCGGACGCCATCCGGCACGTCACCCTGCCGGCCTCGCGCCTCATCACCGCCAACCGGGCGCCGGCGAGCGCGGTGGACACCGGCCTCGTGCTGATCGACGAGTTCAATCCAGCCGAGTTCGAGGGCAAGCGCATCCTGCAGCTCTTCGACGAGGCGCAGACCGTGACCCGCGAGGACCGCGTCATCGTCACCGGGAACCTGCTCGCCGGCTTCGGGAAGTTCGCCAACGGCCGGATCATCAACTACACGACCGACGACGGCGCCACGCACCAGGGCATCCTCATGCCGGCGAAGTTCGACATCGACAAGTCACTGAACGAGATGCCGGTCGAGTTCCCGGACGCGGCCGCGGCGATCGGCTTCCTCGAATCGCTTGACGGGAAACCTGTCGTCGAATCCGTGGACGAGAAGGTGTTCCGCGTCGCCAAGCTGCCCGGCGAGGATCTCTACCGGATCTCGGTTGCTGCCGCCCGCGAGAGGGGCGGCATCATCTACCTCAACCCGAAGGTGCTCGAGGCCGCCGGCACGGACTTCGTCAAGGCCGGATCCTCCATGCGCGTGGAGTTGCCCAAGACCAAGGCGATCGCCACGCTGCAGGCCATCCTGCACCAGGCCAGTCAGCGCGTGCACACGCAGGCTTTCCGTCAGGAGGCGAAGGACTACCTGGCGAAGCAGCCGCCGGTGGTGCGCGCCGCGCCCACCATGGCGCTCAAGCCGAGCGAATGGCTATCGGCGCAAGAGGTGGAGCAGAAAGTCGCGGACCTGTCGAAGCGCTTTGCGCACAAGCCTTACGTCGGCGTGCTCGGGCGGCCAAGCGAGGTCTTCGCGGGGGCGGGCGTCCACGATTGGGTGCCCGGTTTCACGGTCAACCAGAAGATCTACCTGGCCCGCTCGGCGCTGACCAGTCTGGACGAGGTGGAGGTCACGTACTGGCACGAGCTTTTCCACTACGGCGTGCGGCGCTTCATGACGAAGGAGCAGTATATCGCGGCCATGGACCGGCTCTACAGGTCCAACAGCGAGGTCGCGCGGCGCGCCGACGTGTGGATGAGCGGCGCCGAGGGCAGGATCGTCCGGGCGAACGAGGGCGAAGCCTATGGCCGTGCCCGCGGGGTGGACGAGGCCCTGGCTGCCCTGGCCGAGCAGTTGAAGGGCATGACCGAGGAGCAGGTCTTCGGCAAGGCGAGCGCGCTGGACAATGCCGTCATGGCGATCGTGCGCTGGGCCGCGGACGTCGCCGAGCGCTTCGGCGCGACCAAGACGGCCGCCAGGATCAGGGCCTACACGAACGAGAACGCCATCCGGTTCGTGAGCAGGATCTTCTCCCGGCTCGCCATGAACGAGGCGGCCGTCAGCGGGCCCGGGGCCTACTCCGACATCGCGTTCATGCAGCGCCCGGTGTCGCCGGCGCGCCGCAGCATGGCGCGCGACACCAGCCTCACCGACAAGATCCTCGCCGCGCCCTTCAAACTGGCGAAGTGGGACGCGATGGCCGAGGCCGCCTGGGAGAAGGCCCGGGAGCTCAACGAGCGCGCGACCGAAGCCTCGCCCTTCTGGGAGACGGTGCGCGCCGGCGTGGAATCCGACTTCGGCCTCGAGGAGCCATACCTCGACCGCCGGGTCGAGATGCAGGTCAACCTGCAAAAGTGGGCGCGCGGCGCCGTCACGATGCTGGACAAACTCACCGGCCTCTCGCGCGACGAGTCCCGTGTCGCCTACGAGTGGATGCACGACCGGGACGCCGACCACCTGATCGAGGAGTTGCCCGAGGAATCCAAGCGGACGCTCCGCGAGATCAAGGAGCTCATCCGGTCCCTGGGCGAGGAGGCCGTGCGCCTCGGCCAGCTCTCGCAGGAGGTGTTCGAGCGAAACGAACTCGCCTACCTGCACCGCTCCTACCTGAAGCACGAAATCGAGCCGATGCTCGCGCAGCGCCTCGGCAACCGCAAATCGATCGCCCTGTGGGCGGAGCAATACAAGGGCAGGGGCCTGAAGGACTGGCGCGGCCAGGGCGAGCTCAACGCCTGGGCGGGCGAGCCGCTCGACCCGCGCACGATGAAGGGAAAGATGTTCCACCGCCTCGAGCTGCGCGCGCGCGTGCCAGAGGATGCCGTCAGCCGCCTGGAGGCCCTCGGCGGGCACCGGCCGCTCGGGCGCCTGCGCAAGGTCGTCTACTGGCCCGAGGGTAAGGAGATCCCGGGCGAGTACGCCGGCTGGCACAACGACGGTCTCTGGGAAGTGCGGTGGTTCCGCGGCGGGAAGTGGGGCTTGTGGCGGGATCTCACCAAGGAGGAGCGCGAGGCCCTGGGCGAGATCGACGAGGTGCGCTTCGGCGTGGCGAAGACGCTGCACCTGATGACGCACGACATCGAGATGGGCCGCATGCAGGTCTGGGTGGCGCAGAACTACGCCAAGGACAAGCTCGAACCGGGCGAGCGCGAGGTCTCGGCAAACGAGTCCATGGCGGCGACCTTCGGCCGGAGCACGTGGGTCAAGGTCCCCTCGACTGAGGTGCGCGGCACCAACGTCAAGAAATACGGCGCGCTCGCCGGCAAGTACGTGCCGGGTCCCATCTGGAACGACCTGCGCCAGCACATCAGCCTCGACTCGAAACCCGGGCAGATCCGCAAGCTCTGGGACGACGCGATGCGCATGTGGAAGATCTCGAAGACCGCGCTCTCGCCCGGCGTGCACATGAACAACGTCATGGCGAACGTGTTCATCGCCGATTTCCACGACCTGCGCTCGAAGGATCTCATCAAGGCCGTGCGCGTGATGCTCGATGCGAAGCTCTCCAAGGAGCCATCGCCCGAGAACAAGGCGCTATATCAGCGCTTCGAGGACTCCGGCGCCCTGCACGGCATGTTCAAGTACCACGAGCTGAAGGCGGAGGCGCTCGACCCGCTGCTCGAAGAGATTCGCAACGAGGCCCTGAACGACGAGACCGCCGCGATGACACGTATCCTGTCTTTGGTCTCCTGGCTGAACGCGCTCCAGCACGGCGGGAAGAAAGCCGCCAACGCGATGATCGAGGTTTACGGCGCCGAGGACGAGGTGTTCCGCCTGGCGATATTCATCAAGGCGACCAGGCACGGACTGCCGGACATCGAGGCCGGGCGCATGTCCCGCAAAGCGTTCCTCGACTACGACATCAACGCGCCATGGATTCAGGCGCTTCGCCGGACGGCTTTCCCGTTCATCGCCTTCCCGTACCGCGCGATCCCGATGATGATCGACACGTTCACGAAGAAGCCGTGGAAGCTGGTCAAGTACGTGGGCCTGGCGGCGATCCTCAACAACTTCGCCTACGCCATGCTCGGGCTGACGGACGACGACGAGGAGCGCGAGCGGCGGCTCATGCCCGAAGAGAAGGCCGGCTCCATCTGGGGGGTCTTCCCGAAGCTCATCCGCATGCCGTGGAACCGCGATGGCAACCCGGTGTTTCTCGACGTCCGGCGCTGGTTCCCCTCGGGCGACATCTTCGACGTGGGCGGGACGCACGCCGTGATCCCGTGGTCGCCGGCGGCGCTGCCTGGCGGGCCAGTCGCGCTGCTCGCCGAACTCTTCACCAACAAGGCGCAGTTCACCGGCACGGACATCACGCTCGACACCGACACCGGCTGGGAGAAGGCCGGGAAGCTCGGCATGCACCTTTTCCGCTTCGCATCGCCCAACCTCTTCATGATCCCGGGCACGTGGTCCTTCGAGGGCCTGCGTGGCGCCGCGGGCTTCGGCGCGGCAGGACCGCAGACCGACATCTTCGGCCGGGAGTTCAGCGTGCCGCAGGCGTTCGCGAGTGCCCTGGGTATAAAGCTCGGGACGTACCCGGAGGACGTGCTCCGCTACAACCTGGTGCGCAAGACCGACGCCCAGATCCGCGAGATCATGGGCAACATCTACAAGGCGACGGGCGATCGCGCGCGCAGCCGCATGAGCGACGAGGAGCTACGCGAGTACGTGGTCGAGCAGATGAAGAAGGTCAAGCGCCTTCAGGACGAAGCAGGGGCGAAACTGGCGCCGCCGGCGCGCCCCTGAGCATCTCGAGGCTCAAGCCTGTCAGGCGATTGCTCTCGAGCTGGTACGGGCGCATGATCCGCACCATCGAGAGAGGAACGTAATACGGCGAGAAAAATAAGTCGCTGATGAAGCCGTCGAAGATTGGTCGCGCGAGCGTGCGCACTGGCATGAGCACGCCGGCGGCCGTCACCACGTAGGGCGCGACGCCGGCGGCAAGGATGGACTTCAGGAAGCCGCGGCGGTTCACGCTATTACTCTGACGAATGGCGCGTGTCGCTCATTCCAGCGCCGGCGGGACGAGGCGAGCTTCCAGCGCCTTCTCGCTGGATCTGCGCCAGGTCCGCGCTTCCTGCCGGCCCAATGGTAGGCGGGATGCCCGTTCACGATCGGCGGGCAGGCATAGAGCCGGATGCGGAGCGGCCACTTCATCCGGCGAACTTGAGTTCGACTCTGCGCGGCGCGGAGTCAGGCAGAGCAGGGCCGATGACGTTGAATTTCACTGAGATCGTCACGGTATCGCCGGGCGCTAATCGCATCTTCCGCACATTCGCCCAGCATTGCCGAGCGGTACGGAAGCAGGCCATCAGCAAACTGATCGTGTCAACGTTCATGGTCGTCATCACCTCCTCGCAGACCTACACTTTCACCCCGTGCTCGGCCCACCATGCGCGTCGCTGTGCCAGCCGGCGCATTATTGGGTCATCCGGCTTTATTGACTGTTCAAAGGATGATTCAGAGTTCTTCGTCATGCTTCTGCGGGTATGGACGAGCGAGGCAAGCCGCACCAACTTTGCTTCACCCGTAGGCGCATCCATCTCGCGCAGCACTTTGTTCATCGGAGGATGCAATTCCTTGATGTAAGCGTTTTCGAGTCGAAGTGCTTGCACGGGATTTTGACATTCTATGATTGTGCAAGTAACCCACTCGATGCGGCGGCTGCGCCGATGCTCCCACAGACGGGCATCCAAGTTCGATGACGACCCTATATAAACGAGGTCGTCCTTCATGTTGAAAAGGAAATATACGCCGATGCGAGGCGTGAACAACTGCCGCTCTTTTAGAAGCTCTTTGAGATCCCAGAGAGTACCAGTCGACAGCATGAAAAATCCCCGATTGGCGGAATTCAGCAGTTATTTGATCGTATTATACTTTTCACGCATAGAAAGGCTAGGGGTGCACGAACTGAGTTTCAGCTATACAGCTTTGATATAGTATGATTTAACAGCATATTGAACCTAGCTACGAACCAAGGGGTCGTGGGTTCAAATCCTGCCGGGCGCGCCAGAATTCAATGCGTTGCATCGCGAAGTTAAAGTGAGGAATGCTCAACGTGGTCCAGATTGGCGGAATTTTGATGTGCGGCTTGATTGACGGAACGACGCCCGTAAAGCCAGTCTAGCTCGCACGATTAAGCGAAGCGGAATCCGGCCGCGGAGGAATCTCCAAGATCCCTCGATGGCGCGAAAGTATTCAGCTCGTGTGCCATCCGACCACTTCACGCTGCCTGCACCCTGAGCACGGTGAGCGTCGGCGCGCTGCCGAGCGTGACCTCGATCGCGCGCACGGCGTCGACGAGCTCGCGCAGCTCCGCGGCAGAGTAGTGCGTGGTGATGTCGCCGCGCGCGTGCCCGAGTAGCGCCGCCCGGGTCTCGTTGGACACGCCGGCCGCCCGCAGGCGCCGCCCGAACGTGTGCCGCAGGTCGTGGACGTGGAGCGTCCTGAAGCCCGCCGGGCAGTCCGTCCCGAGGACCTCCGGGTAGCGCGCAGTGGCGCGCGCGCGGGCGCTGAGCCAGGCGTGATTGTTGGTCCCGGTGATCGGATGGCGCTTCGCCTTCTTGCCCCTTGGCAGGTAGGTGAAGACGAACTCGGAGTGCCGGCCGCGCTGGCGCTCGACCACCGCCTGGGCGACCCTGTTCAGGACGATGACGCGCTCCTGGCCGTTCTTGTTGAACTCTGCGGGCAGCATGAACACCGTCGCCTCGAGCTCCGGGATCCTCCGCTCCCACGCCCACCGGAGCGCGCATAGCTCCTGCTCGCGCGGGCCGGCGTTGACGTAGAAGAGCACCTGGTCCTCGATGTGCGGCAGGCACTCGGGCAGCAGCAGTTTGCGCTCTTCGTCCCAGGACAGGGGATAGGGCGGGCGGGCGTCCTTCACCTGCAGCAGCGAGATCAGGGGCGCCGCGTCGAGCCACGTCTTGCCGCTCGCCTCATCGCGCCAGCGGCGCGCGGCCTTGTTCAGGATCTTTCGGACAACCTGCAGAACGAGGTTGACCGTCTTGGTCTTGAGCCCTTTCAGGCCCATGGCGACCTTGAGCGGCTCGAGCGTGCCGTCGTGGACCTTGTCCAGCTCGAACTGGCCGACGTGCGGGAGGGCCCACTCGATTGCCCACTCGTCCATGGCGATCGACTTCAGCACGCCGCGCTCTTCCGCCAGGTGCTTCTTGGCGGCCTCCGCGAACGTGCGCATGCGGCGCACGCCGAGTTTGTGCTCCTCGAAAGCCTGGGTGAGGCGCCGGTGGTAGTAGGTCTCGGCAAGCCCGTTCTGGTGCTCGGCGGCGCCGGTGCTTTCGTAGATCCGACCGTAGCGCTGGTTTTCAATATCAATCCAGAAAACACCGCCGCGCAGGCGGAGTCCGGGGCAACGGTTATTGGCCATCGCGGTCCTTCCGTTCGTCAGTTGGAGGGCGAAATTCTACGCCGGTGTCGAAGCCAATAAGGTAGGCGACCACGAGGGCGAGCAGGAACGCAGCCATCGCAGCCCAGAAGTCGATGCCGGCGCGCCAGTTCGGCAGAGCCAGGCCGATGACGGCCGTACAGATTGCGATCGTGAAAATATGAAGATGGATTCTCACCCTCTCCCTTGCCCCTTGTCGCTCGCTGTTTGCAAATCGCGAACACGCTGACCGAGCAGCACCAGCGCCTTGATCTGCTCCGGGCGCTTCCCGACAGCAATGGCGATGTCGCGGTGCGTATAGCCAAGTTCTGCCATTCTCGCGCAACGCACGGCAAGGGCGCGCTTGCGTTTGGCTACACCGCTACCCATCTTCCCCCTCCTGCGCGCTGCGGTTATCTGCTGCACCGCTCAGTTCGCCGTCGAGCCACATTTGAACGACTGTGCGGCAGTTGTCCCATTCGGGCTCGACGTGATTTAGCAATACCAAGAGCGCAACCCGTACTGCCGGCGGAATCGGTGCGGTTGCGGACTGCGCCTTATCCTTCCAGTAGTTCGCGTTCAGCGTCTCGCGGTTGGCGACTTCCTGCGCCGTCTCCCTCGCCTCCTCTGCCTGGTCTGCACGCATGTTCGCTAGGCGCTCGCGTTCGATGGCGCCGGCGAGGTCGCGTTCAAGGCGTTCTATGAGATCGCCAGTTTCTAGCCTGACGTGATGAATAGTTTCTACGTCGTATCCCCACGGGTTTCGAAGGACATGCAGCAATTCTGCCGTGGCCGATGGCT